TTCGAGACGAAGTTCGAAACTACGCTGACCTCGAAATCTTTGAGCTTCTCGGATAGCTGCTCAGCCCTTAATTCGCTGGCCGATTGTTTGATCGCAATGGGTAAAACCGCCTCTTCGATCTTCTCCTTCAGGAGCTGCTTGCTCGCATCTTCGTTCGCCGTAAACTTGGCATTTAGCCAATCGAGCGTTCGAACCACGCCCCATATTGCGCCCGCGATGAGGAGTAGTGCCCCTACGGTGATTGTCGTGCCCTGAAAGTCCCCGATCATTTGAGCGCGCCCGTGATCGTGCCTACTTCGCCCTCTGTCCCCGTCGCCATACGCCCAGCCCCCATGTTCACCAAAAGTGTTGTCGATTCCGATCCTTCAGCGCTGGCTTAATGCCAGTTCGCCTCTTCGTCGCGCGCGGCCATTTCCTCGACCGTCATTGGCCTGATCTCAAGGCCGATGAAAACGCCCGAAAGGCCTTCGAGAATCGGGACCGCCGTCGTGAGGAGACTCGCGATCTCCTCCGCGACTTCGATCTGAGCCACGATCTGAGCCAGTCCGGGAATAATGGCCTCCATCTCGAGCGTGATCGGCGACCCCGTGATGGCTTTCGCGACGGCGTTAATCCGCGCGATGTCCGCCACACGGGCGTCGATGAATTGCCGGGCTTCTGGCGACATGTTCAGCCTCCCACTGCGGGGGGCGCGGCCGGCACGGGAACAGTTGCCCCCGCAGGGACCGCCGTAACCGTGACAGGCAGGCCGGCGACTGCGCAAAGCTCACTGGCGACCGCGATAATCTGCCCTGCGGCCTTGTGCTTGCCGAGGTAGTCATTCACGGATCCCGCGACGGCCGGGTTGGCGGCAATCGTGGTGCCGAGCGAGATCGTGCCGCAGACGAGCGGCGCAAGCTGCTTGGCCTGCGCCTGCATGTTGCCGAGGATCGTGAGCTGAAGCTGAATCAGAGCGTTATTGAAATTGGTCAATGCGACCGTGCCCTGCTGCAACTGGTCCACGACCTTCGCGCATCCGCCGAGGCCGAGCGGCAGGACTGCCAGAAATGCGAGGAGACCAACGGTCGGCCCCGCGCTGGTCGGAAGGGTGATCGTCTTGGTTGCACCGATGCGCCCGACGATCGCAAGCAGGCCGCCCGCAATGCCCGCAACCTGGAGGATGGTGTCGAGCGTCGCGGGTGCGCCGGCCCATGAAGCGAGCGCGGTCAGGTGAAAGGCGGGCGCGACAATGCCGATAAGCGCGAGGACGGCACCCCAAAAAGTCCGGCTCGCGAGCAGAGATTTCGTTCCATCCATGGTCATTACTCCTTTAAAGGCCGAGCCGTTGAAGCTCAGTCACGTAATTGCTGATTGCGTGATTGCAGATCAGCGGCAGTTCCGGCGCGCCTATGCGCGAGATCGTTGTGGGGTGCATGTAGACGACGGGAGGGAGGTGGAAGAGCCAGGTGAACGGCACTTGCGTCACCGGATCGATCCCGAAGCGGTACAGCGTCTTTTTCGCGGAGAAGAGGCTCAGGGCGAGGCGTTGCGCACCGACGCGCGGGCATCCGAACGTGACGAGTTCCACCTCATCGGCGAGCTTGTCGCGTAACGTCAGGGCAGCGAGGATCACCGCGATTGCGCCGCCGAGCGAGTGGCCGGTGAATGTGATCCGAGGCGCGTGCTTGCCGTTGGCGAAGAGCGTTTCCTTCACCATCGGCCAAATCGAAAGGGCCGCGCTCTGGAACCCGTCGTGGCAGTAGCCGAGGCCCGGAACGAACACCTGATCGCAATCGAGATCGCGGGAATCGTCCGCGAAGCTCATCGGGTCCGTGCCCGGCACCGAGACGACAGGAACCCCATCGACTATGTCGAGCATCGCCCGGACGTGCCCGGCGCATTGCCATTCGGGCGTGGCCGTGTATGCGCGCTGCGCGAGCGCGGCGAGATCAGAATGACGCATAGCCAATGGCTCCGAAGGTCAGGGATAGGCCCATGCCGTGAGCTCGTGGTGGCCCCAGTCCTTGAATGTCTTCCACATGAAGCCAGAGCGGATGCCGCCGGGAACCTTCAGCTCGACGCCGACTTGCTGGAAAAGCTGGCCGATCTTGATGAACGTCGTCATCTGCGCGTTGTCGTGAAAGGACGGCCGGCCGTTGAGCCAGAGAGCGATATCGACAGCGTGCCCATAGGGCGGGTGGCCCGTCGGGACGTGGCGGCATTTCGTCGGGTCGCTCAGGGAAGAGTGGCCCGAATCTATCGCTTCGATTTCCTCGGCGATCGTCCGAACGCCGTAGACGACGCAGAATGGGATCGTCGAGAGTTCAGCCACTCGGTGCACGACCTTGATGAGATCGGGGTGCACGCCGACCAGCTTGGATAGCGATGATGGATCGAGATTAATCATGAGCTTGCCTCAATAAAAAACCCGCCACGAGGGCGGGTTGCTGGATTGCCGGAAAGCGGAAGCGGTTAGGCGATCTCCCCATAGGGCGGCTGCACATAGCTCGTATCGACCGTCACGCCATCCGCGAGATACTTCTTGGGCGGGAACAGTTCGAACCCATCAGGCAGTTCCGGGAGAGGCCGCCCGTTGTTGGGCCTGATACGCACCCAATAGCCGGGGTCCTGCACCATTTCAGGATAAGGCCCCATCGGTCCGATGAGCATCTTGCCAGTGGGCTTGAAAGCATCACCCACGACATTTATGAAGTAATCCCCGCCGTCACTCGTGATGCCCTGCGCGATGAGGCGCGGGTTGGTGCCGTCCGTGTCGCGCTGGACGTAGCCGAGTTGTTCCGCTGCGGCCATGAAGGCGGCTTGGGAGGGTGACTTGAGAACGTAATCCATCTGTGCGCCCTCCTTATGGTGTCGACTTGGTGACGAGCGTGGGGTTGGGTAGGCGGGTGCGGTAATAGTCGAGGGACTTGATGTGGCCGTTGAGGATATTCGAGCTAGACAGGCCGGGGTAATAGAACCCGAAGTCCAATCGGTTCACGGTCGGGATAGTGGCAGATGTGTCAGTACCAACCGTGCCGCCCGCGGTAACCGCCGCGATGTCATTTGCCTTGTAGGCGAGCGCCGTCTTGTACGCGGAACCCGTCGTGGTCGAGCCCGCAGAGATAATATCGGCCTGTGGCACAGCCCCTGAGATCACGATGGACTCAATGTTCGTGCCGCTCAGATCGTGAGAGATTAGCATCCGCTCGTTGCCAGTATTATCGCTAACGACGAACACGCCAGCAGAACCACCGCTCGGCTTTGCGGAGTCCGCCTCGACAACCCAAGTTCCTTCCGCCTGATTATACCAGCTCGAGAACGCCGTCCCCGTCATGCTCACATAGTCAGCCGCTCTAGTAACGGCTGCGGACGTATCTGGGATATAGCTGGTGGCGAAGGAGCCGAGTTCGTATTGCGTCCCGTAGGCATACACCCCGGAGCCAGCAGTCGCCGCGAATGTAAACACATTGTCAGCGTTGGAGAACTCAATGGACATGCCGCCGCTGGTAGAGCCCGCCGTGGCGGTAGCCGTGCAGCGATACCAACCTCCACCCACGGAGGTGATCGTGGCGGTGACACCGGCATCAGTTGTCGCAACAGTCCCTGTCGATAGGTTGAACCATGCGCGCTTGTTCGTGCCGTCATAGATGTTGAGAATACCGAATGTGTATTCAGCCGCCTTGAAGTACTCGGACGCTGTATACGCCGATCCGCTGGTTATCGTCTTGCCAATTTGGAAGGTCTGATAGTTGTCACTTGCCGAAACCGAGGCGGATAGCTTTTGGGCTGTCGTTGTACCGTCAGGTGCAAGAATAGCATTTGCAGTGACGTTGACTTTGCCGGCCCGGGTCCACGCAGCGTTTGTATAGTCGCCGCTGTAAGTCGCAAGGTTCGTCCGCACCTCTTCGATCAGCAGGCCAGCGGCTTCCCACAGGCCACTTGTCGCGTTGTAGCGGTAGTCGAACCTCGGGCCGTAATAGGTTGCGCTGGTGGTCGCAACGTAGGTGCGGGGCGTGGTCTGGTAGGTGACGGCTTCGAGTTGGGGGGCATACACATTGACTTGAGTAAGATCCCCAGATCCTCGCTGAATCGCTATAATGCGGCCAGAAGCGATAAAGATCGAACCGGTATCAACCCTAGTCCAAGTAGTTGTTACTGGAACTGAGACATTCCATGCACCATGTGATGCGTCGAAAAGATGGATCGTGCCGCTTGCGTTACCCTGAACCCACAGTGAGTTGATGTAGTTACTAGCAGCTAGCGTCGCGATATTTGAGCCCGCAAAATCGCCTTGAGCGCCGAAGGTAAGCTGAGAAGCCAGTGCCCCGCCAAAAGGGTCAACTTGCCCGCCCGTGACCGTGGTTCCCGCTGACTTGCCGGTGGACCACCAAGTCGAGGATGTTGAGTTTGGGATCAGGTTATTCGGCGCGTACGTCAGCTTCCCCGTGCTGTCATACTGTGTCTTGTTGCCGGGGCCGGAGTACGTGACGCCGCGCGAGGAGAGGTCCGCGCCGGTGGACATCTGGTAGAACGGCAGGGAGAGGGCGGGCTTGAACCCACTCCCGCCTAGCAGCGCCCGGCGCGGCCCGATGAGAGACGCGACCTCAACACGATCTCGCGCCCAATCGATGCCTTCCGCATCGTAATGATCCCTCGACACATGGCTGAGCGCGGAGGTCTCAAACAGGCTATTGCCGCTGAGCGCGAACGCCGGATTGACGCCTCCGGCCATGAGGCCAGAGACGATGATCCAGAGCGCCGAGAGAAGGCGGGACACGGGCTTCATGATCACTGGTCCTGCAGGGTTTTAACGCAGACCTGAACGTCGGACGTCGACCCGAAGTTGTTGGTCAGAGCCCCATTCGCGATCAACACGCCGTAAAGCGTCGCTCCCGGCGCGAGCGCCTCAGCGATAGCCGCCGCAGAGGCGACCGTATGCGTCCCAAGCCCGGAATAGTTGGTGAGCGTAACGGGGCCGCGCACCGCCGCAACATCTGCCGCATTGATGGCCGCCACCGCAGCATCCGTCCAAGTTGTATTTGAGGGGTTCGATGTGAACGGAACAAAGGTGAATCCCGATGTCTCGACCTTCTTGATCGTGACGGCGACACCCTGAAGAAGTCCGGAGCCCTTCGCCGTGAAGGCATTGGAGAACGTGAGCAGCCCGCCCACGACATAGTTCGTCCCATAGGCATTACTCGCCGTCACCGTCGGCGTGACGCAGACCGAAACCGTGTTCCCTGCTCCGACAGGCAAAGGGTTCGATGTCGTGACCGGGGCGCCGCCGATCTGAGGAATCGTGTTGATTGAGCCATCTGCGCCCGGCTTGAGGCAGTTTGTCGTCGGGGCGCTCTGATCGCAAACACCCATGGAGCCGGAGGTATTGGGAGCCGGAGCGGCGAGCAGCGGCCCCGCGCTGAAAAGGAGTGCCGCGATCAAGGAAACTCGGAAGGTGCGCATGATGTAGCCTTTTGTTGAGAGGCGGAATTCAGAAGGGGCGATTCAGGTCTTCAGGCAGTAGAGGACCGCGAGGTTCTTCGGGCGGGTCTCAGCGCCGCCGGTCGATGCCGTGGTCCCGCCTGATGTTCCCGCCGGAACGGCAGACCCGGAAGAACTGGTATTGACGCCAAGCGAACCGTTGGGAATGCCGCCGTGCGAGTGCGCCTTGAGGTCGTCATCTTCTGCGCTGGCGAAGGCTCGCCCTGTGAATGTCAGGGGGACGGTAGCGCTCGCTGTCGCGTTGCTCGAGAGAGTCACCGAGGTTGAGGACGCGATCGAAGAGAGGGTCGCCCCGCTCGGAATGCCCGCGCCGCTGATCGGCATCCCGACGTAGAATGTTGCGGTGCTCGTCAGGCCCGTGACGCTATTGCTCCCGCTCGTCGTCACGCCGGATATGACGGTCACGTCGAGCCCTGCCCCGTTGTCCCATCCGCGCATGAACTGGCCTCGGGTGTCGGGCGTGCCGAACGTCGTGGAGCTATCCCCAGCGCCCCAGGTTGTCCCCAGAGCCGCATACAGCGTCGGATAGGTGCTGCGAGACCGGAGCGTTCCGTCCGCGTTGAGCCAGCCCGCCGGGCACGCATTCACCGCGAAGGGCCGCAATTCACCGGGATACCCACTAAGATAGGCCGCGGGCATATAGGAAAGAACGCGCCAGTTTCCAGAACCAAGATATTGAGCGAATAGGCTATCACCGGATGCAGTCGTGATGTTCCCGCCGCCGGGCAGGATCATGCTCGATGCGTTGTAGGTGACAGAAAGGGCACCACTAAACGTCACGACATAAAACGGGGAGGACGTGCTTGCCGAAGCGCCGAATGATGTGATCGGCGTCGATCCGCTGATGTTGGCAAGATGGGATGTGATCGTGCCGAGATCGGTCGTGGAGGCAGAAGCGATCGTGCTGGATTGCCCGATGCCCGGCGGGGTCGGGAATGATACGAGCTGAAGGTTTCCGGCTGAGGCGCTGTATGTGACCTCGTATTGGTTGCCGAGGATGATTTCGCCGCCGTTGAGGCTGATCGGGCCGGATGCGGTCGCTTTCGCAAGATTGATCGGAGTGCCGCCGTTGACGCTAAGGGTCGTCGCCCCCGTATTCGTCAGGCCGGCGACAAAGCCGATCGTCTGGCCATCGCCGATGGTGAAGTTCGGCGCCGTGACAGTCTGGGCATTGGCGGACCCGCCAGTTATTCCGGCCCAAGAGAAGTTGTTGCTCGACGTGTCTGCTGTCGTCTGATCCCAAACGAGGTTCCCGGTCGAGTCCTTCAGGATCTGGCGATAGGTGCCGGCCCCGTAAATGATCGCCCGGCCGGAACCGTCCAGCAGCACGGGGTTTTGATTAAGGGTCGTTTGGGCACCGTCCCTATAGGTGTTTTTCGGCGTCAAAGTGTTGGGGACGTAGAAATAAGCTAGGCCACCGGCCAACGGCAGGCCATTGTTGTCAAGGAACGTGATCTCTCCGGGCGGGAGGAGCGTGGCTGCGTGGGCCATGCCGCTGAAGCAAAGCGCCAGGAACAGGCTTAGAACGCGGTTCGTGGTCATGTGGGCTCCATAAGAAAAGGGCGCCCCGAAGGACGCCCTGATGTTGCGTGTCGATGTGCGACCGACCGGCTTTGAATCGGGCTCTACTTCGGCGGAACGAGCTTCAGTACGCCCTGCCCACGACGCTCTGCGATGCGCTTTAAGATCAGATCCTTGCCCTGCTCTGCGAGCCACTGCCGACAGAGTGCCGGGTCGAAGGCATATGCCGAGCGCGTGCCGAGAGTAGCAATTTTCACAGCCACTGCGTGCGCGGCATGGAACCGCTGCAAGTGCTTGGAAATGACGCTCGCCAAGCCTTTCAAACCCTTCCGGTTCTCGATACCGGCCATAACAATGACCTCGCCAGCAGTGACAGCGTGCACGACTGCGAACTGCCGCTTCGCGATCTCAGCTTCCACCATGTCGGGAACGACGTTGGCAAGCTGCTTGTGAAGGATGCCTTTGATCATGCCGCCGAGGTCGTTCATCACGGAGCGGTCCAGCTTCGTAATAATGCCGTCTCCATCCCCAGCGACCGCGGCCTCGAGCTGCATCCAGCGATCGATGATCCGGGCTCGAAGCTCGGTCGAATAGCCGGAGACGAGGATCAAGGTCTCTCTCTTTGAGAGATACGCCACATCTAGTGGGCGCCCGCCGTCAGAAGCTACTTTCCCCCAAATTTGGGGAGAAGTGATTTCTAGATCAGAGAGCATTTTCTTTATGTCGCGGATGACATGGTCATGCCGCTTCACCGCTAAGCCCGCGATTTCCAGACTCGACATGGTGAGGGGGACTGTAGAAAGATCATTATTGGTCATCTGCTTGACCTAGTCCATGGCCGTCTTCTACGCGGCCGTGGATGAAGGACGGGGGAGCTCTACTGCCTGCAAGCTCAGGCTCCCCCGTCCGCTCGTGGTAGAAGCACGAGCCTCCGCGCCGAAGCGCGAAACTGAATTCAGAAATACAGCGTTGCTAGGTGTTGCCCGGCTTTACAAGCGGGAGCTTGGCGCGCTCATCCCCATGGCAGCGGGGAATTCGTGAAAAGGTGAGATCAGACACTCGTCCCAACGGTGTTGACGAGAAAAGCGCAGATCGTATCGATCGCTATGCCCAGATCTCGGTCTTCCTTACTGGCTTCGTTCGCCGTGAAGCGCGCCAACTGGACGGCTCCGGCCTGAGTTGTCGGAAGCGCGTAGAGAATGCCTCTCCTTGCTTCCATAAGACGGTCGGCGGCTGCATCGATGGCATCGTCATCATAAGGATCCGCAATGGCGTTCATGCCGTCGCGCGCGTCCCAATATACACCGATGGCTTTCAGAACAGGGTCGATGCCCGTCGCCATGACGGCTTGTGCGGATGCGGGCTGCATGGTCGCCAGAGCAACGGCTGGAAGAACGGCGGTGGCGGCAAGCGCCCCGCCCGTGCGCAGCAGCATGAGACGGCGGGACAGATTCGTGGTATTCGCGGAATTAGCCATGGGGCGCTCCTGTTAAGCGTTCGGTGGTCAGGGCCGCCTGCGATCTCGCAAATCGCTTGCGGCCCGTCTTTTATGCGCGTATAAAATCGCCATGTCAATTGATGCGCGCAAGAAATCGACACGAGGCCGCCCCCCGGTAGACACCGAGGAGGTTCGTGCGCGCATTCATCGACGTCTCTTGGATCGACTCGACGCTTGGATTTCAGCACAGCCCGATCCAAAACCTTCACGCTCAGAAGCCATTCGGCGCATTCTTGAGAAAGCACTGAAGGGCTGACCCGGACCCAGATTCGACTCCCGCCCACGTCGCTTGCTTTCCGAAACAACCATGTATCATCAACGCAGAGCTGATTCTGGCTCTGCCCTGAGGATCGCGGAAATGGCCAAGAAAGAGATAATCAAGCCTCCGACCAAGAAAGAGACCACTGACGGAAGCAAAGAGCTTCGCGGAGGCCATTCATCCGGTGGACGGACAATGGCAGACGCCTCAGTAGCAGCCCGGCAAGGGGTGGCCGACAAGGGTAAGTCGAAAAAGAGGTAAGCGCCTCTAGCGAAGAACCCTCTCTTGAATGATCGCGGACCGGGGAATCATCATTCCTCCGTACGTATGACTATTGCCGGTGTGCTCTGTGTCCCCGATGGTCGGGACCAATACCTTCGCAAAATCGTTCTCAGCGACGACAAACCCGACCGTAACGCACTTGTGCGCATACGGATCGGGGATGCTGCTTAAGTCCATCCAGCCGTCGCTCAGACGACTCGCATCAACCCATTCGATGAGGGTGAGGACGTAAGGCACCACGCTTTTTGACGTTCTGGGCTTTTTTCCCTGTTCCATGCGGGGCTATCCTCTCTCAGTTAAGTTCAGCTATGCTCCCTCCCCTAAAGTCTGGGGAGGCGGGAATGAAGAAAATTGCAGTGGTTGTGATGGCGTGCGGGTTGCTGGCTGGGTCGCCCGCGCTAGGCCTTGAAAGCACGCGCTGGTATTGCGCTCACTCCTCCGGTCAGCCGACCAACGACATAACAATCGATCAGTACCTTGTTGATGGCGCATTCCTTAAAGATGAGGCCAAAGGCGCGGCAGATCCAGTTCCTGGACAGAAGGAGCCTGTACTTGACTTAGTTCATAAGTACTTAGGAACCCCATTTTATCCAGCCACATACAAAATTACCACCAACAATAAATTTGCGACCATAGCGCATGCTGAAAAAGCATCGTTAAATGACGACGGTAATAATGCTATTTACACAATTACTATCATAATAAATAAGCTAAGTGGAGATTATAAAAAAATCTGGACTACAAATCTCGGGCAGTACGGAATGGATTTAAATACAGGGAAATGCACATCTTCAGAGAAATGAGCAGGAGACCAAGTGACCGCTCCAACAAAACCGATTTCTCCGCTTAACCATACCCTGATTAGTCCGAAGAAAGTGCCGAGAATATGAGAAAGCTTATCACCTACACGCTCGGCACAGTTGTTATGGTCGGGGTCTATTATTGTGTCCGGTACCTCGTTACTGGGATTAGCAGCCAATTCGGCGATGGGTTCGCCCTCGGCGTCGTGTTGACACTTCTGGTATTGTGGGCTGGCCAGAAAGCGGAAAGATCCGGTTATTGAGCCCCCGATAGGCGGTTGACGGTCAGCGTCGGGATGACCTGATTATTATATTCCTGAGCCCCTGATCTCGTGAGGGCATTCGCGGCCGATGAGACCCCGCCCGTAAGCGCGTTCGATACCCGCTGCGAGTTTGCTGCCCTGCCGATTTGGGCCATGAACGCACGTTGTTCCGGCCCCGATGCCGCCAGACCGCGCGCCGTTCCCTCGGTCAGCTTGTTCCGAGCCGCTGTCGTAAAGGCATCATGCAGGGCACCATATAACATCCGACCGCCGGTGGCCGCCGCTGCACCATACCCGCCGCCCATAGCCTGACCCAGCACCGGGACAGCCGCACTCATGCCTTGCTCTGACGAGGGCGAATATTTTTGCTGGACGGCCTGACGCTCTGCGGTCGCGGAATTGAGGGCCACGCGCTGCTCCGTCGTGCGCATAGACGCCTCGCCGTGCAGCATGTCGAAAACATCGCCGGCTTTCGGGAAGAGCGTGTCGAGCTTCGCCCTGTTCGCAGAGCCCCGCCCAAACATGCTTTGCGCGCCAGCGTGCTCACCGCGCTGGGCGCCCTCCATCGTGTCGCCGATCGTAACGCGCGCCCCTTGACGGTAGGCTGCAGCCTGCTCTGGGCTCATTGATGCAATCGTGCGCGCCATATCCTCGGGGCGGACAGCCTTTTTGAATGCGTCAACGCCTTCCTGCATCGCATCTCGAATCCCCATCGATTGCGCATAGATGGCGTCGCCCGCCGCGAAGTCCGGATTTCCCTTCACGACCGTATCTAGTTTGTTACGAAGATCATTCGCCACCCGATATGCGTTCTTGCCGGCGGACGTATCGAGCGGCATTTTTTCAATCATGTCGTCAAGCGCCTGCCGGGCGGCATGGATCGCGCCGGGGTCGCTCTTGGGGACGTCGAGGCCGGTCGGATTGGCCCCACTGGCGACCTTGTCCGTCAGGAAGCCCTTGATCTTGTTCAGGACGCTCTCAGCCCCGCCCGTGGCATTCGGTAGCCGCGAGTCGATGTCGGCGAGCACGCCGGTTACGTCCATGGGCGCACCGTTCCGGCCAGCGTTATAATGCGGCCCAGCGCGAGTCGCGGCGTCCTTTTCGATGGCTTCCACGGCTGCTGTGAGGTCTGGCTTCGGGCCGAGCGATTGATCGACCGCCTGCGCCACTCGGTTGTCTGCTCCCGCCCCGCGCGCAGCCATAGCTTTCTTGAGGACCGACGTAGGCGCTCCGCCGAGAGACGCGAGGCCTCCGGCCTCTGTGGTCAAAGCCGGATCGATATCAGCTAAAACCGCCTGCGGACCAATCCGAGAGAGGGCGTTATCCGCCTGCTGCGGCGTCATGCCGATATCGGATAGGACACCGGCGACATTGCGCGCAGCGGGCGTGGTGCGGGTAGCGAAGTTTGTGAGCTTGTTGATGCCCGCGCCGACGGCCGATCCAATTGCAGGAGCAATGCCGCCAAACGCCAGCCCTACCTCAGCGCCGCTCTTCACCGCATCCAGATCACCGCCGGAGCGAACACCTGCGTCAGCCCCGCCGATAACGCCCCCGGAGGCCGCACTGGCGACAGAGCGCGCAAGCAGGTTGCCTGAGCCAACGCCAAAGGCGCCGGGGGCTGCCATCATCATCGGTACAGTCCCGCCGACAGCGCCGACCGCGCCAAGCACGTTGTCAGCTATCTGGTGCTGTTCGCCGAATGCTTTGTCCCCCTGGTTCTGTTGCTCGAGCGAATTTGCGTAGCGTTCGCCAAAGGTTTCGCCTTTCAACTGGTCCTGCGGATCGAAGAACCGGTTTGCGATAGGCGCGAGAGCTGCGTTTGTCGCCGCATCGATCTTATTTAGGGCGCCGCCGATGATCGGCACGCCTCGCGCAATGGCGCGCACGGAATCGTTGACGCCGATGGGCGTCGCGGGAGCGGTGGGCGCGGCTGGCGCGGCATCCGGTGTGCCGGTGTACTGCCGAATTAGGTCGCCGTACGGGTCTACGGCGGCTGATGCTGCGGCCGCGGTCGGCGCTGCCGACGGTCCAGCGCCGGATGCTTCCGGCGCACCGGTGTATTGCTTGATCAGATCAGCATACGGATCAGCCTGAGCAGTCGGCTGCGTATATTGCGCGATCAGTCCGGCGTACGGGTCTGCCACCGGTGCCGTGGTCGCCGCCGCAATCGCCTTTGCCGCCGGTTTATAGCTCACAGGACCCTCTGGGGCGTAGAACATCGTCTTCCCCAATGGCGTGCCCTGCCCGCTCGCCCAATTGGGAGCATTCCGACCCAAAGCAGCCTGCGACCCGGGGGAATAGAAATGGGTTGAGCCGCCGGTAAAATCGGGGATCTCGCCCGACGAAACGCCGTCGAGGATCGCGCCCGCGCGCTGATATTTCGGATCGTCCGGGCTGATCTTGAGCAGATCCGCGGCGCGAGAGGACCAAGGCTCGAACTGCCCGGGCGCGAACGCCACGTCAGACAGTGACTTGCCGCCGTATTTCCCGCTCGTCGCGCGATTGAGCATGGTCGAGGCAACCCCAGCCTGCCCATGGGGCGTACTTTCTTCGCCGATCATGGTCCGGATCGCGATGTCTCGGTCAGCCGGGCTGATCGCGACGGAAGGCTGGGTGTCGTCTTGCATCAGTGCACGCTCTGCGTTGTCTGAGACAGGAGGTTTCCGCCCGATTGATCTGGGGGCGGCATCTGGGGCGAGGCGTCCGGGGGCATCATTTGCGGGGGCTGCTGCGCCATGCGGCGCGTCATCGCTCCATGCGCGTGCAGCATTTCAGCCACCGTCTGAAGGTTCTTCGCCGAATTAGCGTAATGCTGCCCGACCCATTGGCGGAGCTGAAGCGGATCGGCCTGCGTCGGCATGTCGGCCAGATATTTGGCGGCATCGAAGGGCGACATGACCTGATCGGCGACGATCTCACCAACTGTGTCGAGGATGTCCTTCGTCTTCAGGTCGGGCTTGCTGAGCAGTTGCTTGAGCGCCGAGACCACGTATGACCCGCGATGGAAGACGTCGATCAGCGTCGCGTGGGACGGGGGAACGAGCGGGGCGCCAGGCTGGCCCTGTGCGGCCTGTGGCTGGCCTTGCTGTTGCTGTTGGGGCTGCGCGCCGCTGAGCATGTTCGGGGCCGCCTGTGGGGCCGCCTGTGGCGTTGCGCCCATCGTCCCGGACAATCCGGCCGAAGGCCCATCCCCGCCATCGCCCGGCATCGTCGGGCCGGAGCCCGCAAGTCTGTTACCGGCCATTTATTGAGCTCCTGCTGGGGGCGTCGTTGCTGATGGCGGCGGCGGCATCTGCAACATGCCAGCCTCGTGCGCGAGTTTGAGCGACCGCCCGAATTTATTGTACGCATCCGATCCCGGCTTCCCGATGCTATTCAGGACCTTCTGCTTTCCCGCCGGATCCAGCAAATCGTAGCTGAACGCCCTCGGGTCATTTTGCTGGTAAAATCGACTCTTGAAGTCAGAGTAGCCGGCGCCACCCTTCACGTTGGGGTTCTGAGCCTTGAACGCGCTCGCAAGAGAGGCGTCCATACGATCGCGGCCAATCTGACTCTTGATGAGGTCAAGGTTTGCGCCCTGCGTCAGCTCCATGCTCGGGTTCGATATTGCCGCTTGGGAAAGGGCCTGATCTGAACGCCCAGCGCCTCCCGTGCTTGCCGCATAGTTGTGGAAATATTTGTTCGCCTCCTGCCGGACTTCTGTGTCTGTGGTTCCGGGAGGGATGATGCCTGCGAATTGAAGCGCGCCTTTGATCTTGTTGAACTGTTTGGATCCCGGGCCGAATGAATGGTTGTTCAACCGCTCGATGAGAGGGAGCGCCGCTTGAAGTGGGCGTGCATTCTTCATAATCGACGCCGCCCCCTGCTGGTCTGCCTGATAGGACTTCTCATCGTTAGCCATGACGTCGCCTTGGCCGGGCGGGAGCGCAGACGGGATAGCACCGCTCGGCGCCGCTGCCTGCTGCCTCACAACAGTTGCCAGGGGAGCTTGCAATGGGGCCCCGTCAGGTCCGACGCCAGCCGGTGTCTGCGCTGTCTGCTGTTGCGCCGAGTGGGCGGCCATAACCTTCCGCCGGGCATAATCTGCGACATCAGCCGGTTTCATCGGGATCTCGCCGAGGATGCCCGGCGTATCGTCTGGGATAAGCTGCCCCTGATGGAGCATGTCCGAAGCGACTTTCAACACGTCCTGACGAGTGGGGTTCGGCCCGAGCGCGCCGACTTTGGCTGCGAAATTATCCTGCCGCTGCTGCGCCTGAACGACGCCCGTGCCCTGATTGGAAAGGCTCTGGCCCTGAACGGTACCGCCCGTCTGAAGTGCGGAAAGGGCGCGCATCCCGGCGCGCGGGTCTGCCGCGACGGCCGCACCAAATCCCGCTTGGTTGAGAGTCCCGTTTGCAAGCATGTTGTTCTGCGCAGCCGAGCCGACTGCTTGATCCGCTGCGAGTTCGGCCTGTGCCCGCTCGCTTTGCGTGCCAAGGATTCGGTTCTGGGTCAGCTGGTTCGCCACACCCACGGTCTTGCCAATGGCCGCCATGGGGTCGACGGGCTCTTGATTGTACATCGAGACATCGATCGGCATTACTGAAGCCCTCCGAGGCCGTCAAAATAGTTGTTCGACCCAATGCTATTCTGCGAGCCGCCGGCCATGTTATTGCTCAGAAGATTATTCAACACCATGCCGCTCGGTATTGAACTAGCAGCCCCGCCGACAGCCTTGCCCATCGCCATATCAGCTGCGGCCTGCGCATTGCCCGCGCCGATCGTGTTCGAGGCGATGCTGTTGCCGGTCTGGATGCCCGCGTTGCCGACGCCCGCAGCTGCGTTCTCGCCGAGCGACTGCTGGCCGGAGAGCATGTTGTATGTCGTCTGGCGGTTTGTATTCGCGTTGTTGAACTGGTTTTGATAGGTGCTGTCCGCAAGGCCGGTGGCATAGGTCGCTGCGCCCTTTAAGGCTGCGCCCGACACTCCCAAGCCGCGCGCCGCCGCTGCGCTCTGTGTGGCCTTCAGGCCCTGCGTGAGGTTGAACTGATAGCCGGGCGTGTTCTGCAGCGTGCTTTCGTTCATGTTGATCGGGGCCGTCAGGCTCGGCAATTGCCCGGTCAGGGCGTTATTCGCAGAGGTGCCCGTATCCATGTAGGGTTGCAGGTTTCCCTGCATCTTGGTGAACATGTTCATCTGGGTCGCGCTTGCGGAATCGGCGGCGGACTTCTGCGCGTCGGCCGCCGAGTTGGCAGCGTACACGGTCGCTCCGGCCCCGATAGCGGCGGCCCCGATGGTTGCAACGATGACCATTCTAAACTCCGATCCATTTCGTCGAACGGACTTCCACGTCGCGCCAGTCGAGGCGACGAAAGATCGGTCCCGTGTCGTGCCAAATCTTCCGCGCGTTCGTCATCTTCTGGACGCCGCGCGCCTTCATGGCCCGCTCGACTTCCTTGAAAAGCCGAATTCCAACCCAGTGACCGCGCGCGCCGGGTGCCATCCAATACAGATCGAAATGCCCGAAGAGCGTCGATTTGTAGTGAAGCCCCGTCTCGATAAACGCGAAGGCATACCCAACGAGCGCGCCCCGGTCCCGCGCCGCCGTGATATGCAACGCGCCGCGATCCGCCGTGGCCTGGTATTTCGCCCAGTCCGGATCGAGCGGGACATATCCCGCATCGTCCGGGTCCGCGATCGCGGCATGATGCTCCTGCCAGAGCGGCAGGATCTCGAGCTTGATCAGATCCCATGGCTCCGTCGAAAAGGTGATCATGCGAGTCGAAGATCCGCGATGATCACGATCCGGTCGTCAGCGCTGTTGTTGACTACGCTATGTTCAACGCGATTGTCGATCATCCAGCACTCTCCGTTTCGAAAATTCACCGTCTCGTCACCGATATTGAAGAGCGCACCGGGAAGGCTCTGCAGCGCGATCTGATAGCGGGTGAAGTAGGTAGCAGGCGCCCCGCCATCGATGTGGGGAGTGATCGTCTTGCCTGGAGGGAGACGAGTAATCATCACCCGGCCAAGGCGCACGGCATCGACGCGGCGCATCAGGTCGAAGATGATCGGGCGCAACTGCGGGATAGCGCGCCATGCCGGATATTCGATCACCTCGCGGTCATTGACGACTTCGGCGGGGTTCGTGGGGTCATTGAACCAAATCCAGATATCGCTCACGTCCGAGTGAGCCGTCCCCGGGTGCGTCGTGCGCAGCGTGTTCTGATCCCAGAGTTCCGGGTGAACGGCGAGCGCATTCATGACCGGAACGATGTCGATGTTCTGCGCAATCGGGGTGAAGAATTTCATTCTCTTCGACCCCTCAGCACTTCGCCACGGCCTTGACCAGATCGGAGGCTTTCTTCTTGACCGCCTTCATCAGGGGCTTGTCGGCCTTGTGCTCTTCCGCCCGGGCGATCGTGCGCATGGCGTCGTCTGCCTTCCATCCCATGTCCTCGGCATAGCCCGGGGAGACCTTGGCAATGGCGTTGTCCACGTCCTTGTTCTTCGATTTGGCCATGACTACCACTCTCCCATCGTCTTCGGACGATAACGGCCCTTGTCGGCACCCTTCCGAGGTGCAGTCAAATCCATGTGCTCTTGGTGGCTTTTGTAACCAAGGCTCTGAGAATATTGATCGTGAGACATCCCAGCCTTAGTCGCTTTGTCGCGGGTTTTCTGGATAGCAGGAGAGACTGTGGCCGCATGAGCCTGCCGCGATGCAGCGGCCGCTTCCCTCGCCTTATCGGACCACCCGGGAGAGCCGCCACTCTGCGCGGCCCCAGTCGCCTTGTCGGCTGCCCGGTCGATTGCGTTTCCCTTCTTCGGCCATGCCATATGCTCTCTCCTATTGCGGGATGAAATTGATCGTAGGGGCCGCAGAAAACGTGATCGAGACGGTATCCCCGGCTGCCATCGGAACCGGGCCGTTGGTAAACCCGATATTCACGCCCGACACCCGGCCCCGGCTGAGCAGGATCGCGGAGACCGTCCCGCCAGAGACCGCGAGCGACCCGCGCGACGGCGCTTGAAAGGAGAATGGGCTTGCTGTCGGCTGCACCGGCACGATCGGCCCCGGCGCGCCGGCCAGGAGCGCAAAAAATGAGAACCATGACGGAGTCGCAATCCCCGTGCCTGGATCAACCACCGGGTTCGACCACGACGGCGTTCCTTTATTGGCTGCCATGATCTGCCCCGAGCATTACGACTTGTGCTTGATGGTCTCGATGAATGCGCCGCTGAGACAGGTGTTGGAATTGCAGGACCATGAGAGTTCGAACACGCGATCCCGCGCCATACCCAAGCGATTCCACTTGATCGAGGTCAGAAACTCGCCTGCCCCGCCCATCGATTGTTCGACAGGGTTTCCGAACGTCGCGCCCCGGTCATCGCTCCATCGAAGGGAGATCATGGGAGACGGGCGCACTGGCGTGTCTGTGGGGCCAACGAGGCCGGCTGTAACTAGCGGCTCCGCAATAGCGGCCCCGGCCAGGTGGTGCGCGAGCCGGAGGCCGGCTGCCGCTACTGAGCTGGCAGCAGCATCTGCTGACAGCGGGTGTTGCAGGTCGAGCGATGCCACGGCGGTAGAGATTGCCGCTGCTGCACCCGCGAGGTGGTGTTGCAAATCGAGAGAGGCTGTTGCCGACGCCACAGAGACGGCGCTCGCCGCGAGGTGCTCCACTCCCGATGGGTCGGACGTCAGAGTCGCCATCACGGTCGCGATAGAAGCCGCGGCTGCCGCGAGATGGTGCTTGAGATCGAGAGCGCCCGTGCCTGTCGCAACTGCTGCGGCGAGCGCCCCTAGGTGGTTCTGAACGTCGATCGCAGAGGTAGCAGAGGCGATAGAGGCGGCGGAGGCCGCGAGGTTATGCTCGACGTCGAGTGTTGCCGTTGCGGTCGCTTGTGCGATGGCGGATGCAGCGAGATCATCGACGATCGCCACATCCCAAGCGGAGTATCCTGTCGGCAGGGAATAAGTGAAAGCAGTCGCGCCGAAATTCGCGGTTCCGTTGCTCCGGCTAGAAGCTGCGCCGAAGGCCGGGAAATACGTATTGGCCGGGATCGATATGCCGCCAGTGCCCGCAGACGGGTTCCCGCCCAGTGACCATGTGCCGTTCTTCCCGACATAGAGAAGATTATTGACCAGATCGACGGCCACCATGACGCGGTCGCCGCTGGTATAGGTGACGTATGATCCCGTCGCGAAGGCCGTGTTGTTATTGTAAACCTTGCCGGTCGCGGCGTCATAGGCGAAGCCGTGAGCGTCGAGCCCAAGACCGACCGTCGCGCTCCCGGTCGACTGGTTGGTGATTCCGACTAGGCAATCAGACGTGACGGACGACAGAAGAACTTCGAAATAGAGCTTGCCCGTACTGAACCCACCCGTAGCAGGCACCGTGAACGTGGTGCTGATCGCCTGCGTCCAGGTAAGATTTCCGCCGCTTAGCGAGATTGAGGCCGGAATATAAGATGGGTTCCATGTTGTGGTCATGCCGAGCCCTCACCGCGCACCGCGCGCGAGAACTCGCGCAAGCCCGTCCACGCGCGCAATCCGTTCGCGCGATCGATCATTCGTCTAGCCTTAGTTGTCGATCTGGAACGTCAAGGCAGCAGCCGGGAAGTCTACGACGTCGCCCGTGTTGATTGTCTTCGAAACCGTGAGGGCTGCGTAGAAGAGAAGATTGCCGCTCGTGGAGGCGTCGTAAACGGCCATTGCAACGGCAGTTCCCCAGCCTGCGGTCGGGGTCGGGTAGGTGATGACGCCGTTATTCGACGTGGTGCCACCGGTGCCAGACGATGCCGTCGTCGAGCCTGCCGACTGCGTGCCTGCCCAGTTCGCAAGCGCACTCGTGACGGCGACGCGGGCATAAGAACCGCCCGTGCATTCGGTGCCTCCGCCCGTGTCCGTTGGTGCCGCCGTCATCAAGGCGACGTACATCGTCGCCGGGGGTGTGAAGGTCTGGCCACGGAAAAACCAGTCGATCAAGTGATTTTCGGCGTAGTCGGAGAGAGCGCCCATGAGGCTTTCCTTTGCGAAAGAAGGGTTTGGGGAGGCAGGTCAGGCGGGCGTTTCAAGCCCTGACTGAAGATCGGCGATGAGGCTCGTATAGGTCACGCGCGAGCCATCTTCGCGAAGATGCGGAAAGGTGCGGATGCGCGTGATGGGGTGGCCGTTATCGGTGTAGACGCCGGGGTCGAGCGCGTAGAGATTGCCGTTCTGCCAATCCCCGACGATATTCAGCCCATAGGCGAAGCAGCCGCAGTTCGCCCGATGCCGATTCAGGTTTCCGTTATCGTCAGTGAAGGCCCATTGGAACCAGTCGCCAGTCTCGATATCCATGCCCCATGTTGCGTTCGCGCTGGGGAACGTAATGACGTAAAAGACGTGGCCTTTTTGCTGGAACGTGAACCCGATCGCGTCCGAGATATTAGCGTATTTCTGAAAGATGGACTCTATGGCGTGCGTCGAGACGCGCTCAGCGCCATAGCCCTTGATCTTGATGACGATGGCCGTTCCCTGCCTGTCCATGGACAGCCAATAGGCCGATCGGTCATGCGCTGCGACAGAGAACGGCGCCGCACACCCATGCTCGATGAACACACCCGGCAGCGGCTGCAATGCGAAGTCCGCAGCGCCGGAATCAATCCATCCCTCAGTCGTTAGCGTGCCAATCGGCCAGACCGTCCGATAAACGACGATCACGCGCTGGATGGCGTCCGGGGAGCCCGTCTTCCCGGCAATGTCGAGCGGATCGAATGCCGGAGCCATGGTCGAGATCGTATAGGTGAATCCGGTGCCCGAGCCCCCCATATGAGAGGCTGCAACCGTGAGCACTTGCCCGGCCGCAAACCCTTGCCCCGGATTGTCGATCGTGACGCCGGTCACAGCAGCCCCTGCTACAGTGATCGTCGCCATGGCTCCAATGCCGGTCCCACCGCTCATTGGGACGCCGTAATAGGTGCCGTTCGTGTAGCTCGAACCTGCGCTGGAAATCACCCCAGTTCCGATGCTCGATTGCGTGAGCATCTGGAAGGAGACTTCGGACAGCGAGATATAGAGGTTCGACGTTCCCGGCTGATTAAAGACGAAATAGGTGTCGATGTAGTCGACGAAGTTCGACCCGAGGAAGTTCGGATCTGCGATGGCACCCCACGTCCTGGGGACAGGAAGGCCGCTGATCGAGGTTGGCGTGATATCGACGCAATATCCGGTGCCGGTCCCATCGACCAGAACCATCACGATTCCATTGTCCGAGAACGAAACCGGCGTTGTATTGTCCGGGATCACACCGAGAAGCGAGAACACAAACGACGGGTTGACGTAATAGACCTGAGACCCGACGCAGACGTAAAGATCGCCGTTCGACGCGCGATAGGTCGCCCGGTATCCCTCGATATTCGGCGCGGTCACAAGCAGCCGCAGCCCCGGTGTGAGATAGGTCGTGACGGGGGTCGGAGCCTGCGAGTTCTGAGGATTGTTCTCGGAATACAGATTGACCTGACGCTGCGCGTTCGGGAGCAGGCTGCGATTTTGATACGCGCCGCCTGTCAGGGGAACGAGCATTTACGAGCTCCGATCGGAAAAGATATTGTAACGCCGACCCGTGCCGACGAGTCCGGCGGGAAGCTGCAACAGCGGCACTTGCGTATTTGCAGAGCGGATCGTCGACAGCGCGGCGCGCGCGAGCCCTGCGATCTCCTTGGACGCATCGATCTGGTATTTTGCGCAGAAGCGCAGGGCCAGATTGTATTCGAACGCCTCTTCGTATTCGGGAGGCGTCAGGAGCACCGTCGAGAGGTTCGCCAGCGTCCCAAGCACGTCCTTCACGAGAAGGTGAATCTCGCCCTGCCCCGAGGCCGGGACCGGGTTAATCAGCAGGTTCCCGCACGGGAATTGCGTGGCCCCGCCAGCAATGGGCGTGTGCAGGGTCATCGCGGCATCGTAATAGACGAGGGACGGCCAGCTCCCGAGGTTCTTCATTGCAACCCGGCTGTAATCCTCGCGGGATTCGAGCAGGGTCAGCGGGTAATCGATCCCGTTGAGGCGGTAGAAGCACCCGTTTTCGAGCTTGTCGGGACGCGGGATATCGAAGCTCGCACCTGTCCCGACCGTATATGAGGCATTCCCCGTCGCCGTGCAGGCAACGTCCATCAGATGAAAGACGAGCCAGCGGCGACGGTTGAATTGCCCAATCATGCGATTGAGCCGCACGAGACCGAAGTTCACGTCCTCGGCGAGCGGCGTCTGGCCAACGCCCAGAACGCCGACATCCTCGAGCGCAGATGTGATGATCTCGCGCGCTGTTGTCATGGTTTAGGCTAACGCAACCGGGCCGACCCAGGCACCCGCCGAGAAGCAGCGGAACTCGGCAGTCTTACCCGCAGCAACGGCGACGCCCGTCGCGCCAGCCGTGCCGTTGATCGTGTCGAGAACATTGCTGGGGATCGAGGAGGTGAGCGCGGAGAACACCTGCAGGCTGTTGGATCCACTATTTGTGATCGAGATCCATGCACCCGGGAGAGATGGCGGTAGCTTCACGCTATCGGCCGTCGTCGCCACAGTCTTGATGTTGCTCATGGCGGCCGTGAGCGGGATGGCGCCTGTCTGGCCACCGCCGGCAAAGGCGACGATACCATCTGCCGCGCCGGCAAAGCCAGCTGCGAAAGCGGCATTAAGCGCGCCGCCATCCTGCAGCGCCATACCCAGGGGGAAAGGCTGGAACATGATCATCAATCCTTCGATTCATTGGGGACCAGGACGGGCTTGCGCCATCCGACAGGCCGACCCGGCTTGCGCTTATCGGGCGCACTGAGAAGATTTTCGACGGAAGCCGCCGCGTCTTCTTCAGACGACGGCCCCTCATTCTCGGAAGGAGCCCCAAGCGCCTCGGCCTCTTCTTCCGCGCTTTGCACAAGCACGTCGGCCCCATCGACCTTGATCCATTTCGGATATTCAAGGAATTCACGGGGCTTGGCGGCCTGCATTCGCGCGGCTAGCTGTTGGTCGAAGCGCATGGGGTTTCCTCAGAAGTGGTTCGCCCATGCCATCTCATCGTGAAATTGACATGAGATAAGAGTTCAGATTCCGGCCATCCGCTGTTTACCCTAGATGCAAGGGTCACTCGCTTAATGCCAAAAGCAAGAGCTGCTTGGGTGATATTCATCGGCCCACGAGGCGTGTTGATGATTCTATTATTGCGCCGATTATTAGCCTGCTGTTTTGCGGTCGCCCATCGACAATTTCCCGGCTCGTAAGAACCGTTGACGTCGATGCGGTCAATTGTCAGTCCTTTGACCCACGTAGGCCCCATGTCCTGCCAAAAGTTTTCAAATGATGACCACCGATCACAGACCGAAATTCCACGACCGCCGTAATCTTTGAAAGCATCTTCAGCGGGGTTTTCGCATCTTGTCTTTGCATGAATCCAGTTTCGATACGCTGGATGAAAAGACATGCCGTGAGTTATGCAATGCTGGCCGACAACTTCCTTGGCTAAACAACCGCAGCTTTTTGACATTCCGCGCTTGAGATCACCGCCAAAGACCCGCCTTTTTACGCCACAATCACATATGCAGTTCCAGAATTTCACCTTGCCGCTATCGCTACAAATATCTTGCACCAACCAACGATCAAAGCGCTTCCCGGTAAGATCAACAATGGTGCCCATCGCTACAATCCCCATGCTTATTAAGCACAAGAAATATAATGATTGGGCACCACTGTTTCAATGATCTTAACCGATAATGTCGGGCACAATACAACCCCATTCGCCGCGCGGGACGACTGCGCCGTAGATCACGTCGAGACGAGAAATTAACACGTCAGTTCCAGCCTGGTACTGCGTCAGGGCGCGCATCGCCACGCCGTCATAGTTCGCGCGCGAGCCTTCCTGAAGGTTCGGCGGGAGAACGAGATCGGCGGTCGCCATCGTCATGAACTCAGGCGCGAAGGCGATGTTCTTGCGGTAGGTGATGCCCGGCAGCGTCACGAGGTTGATTGCCGCGCCATTCGCAGGCGTGACGGTGTTCACAGCGGACGGCGTAACAGTCTGGTACTGCGAGGGCACGTTGACGCCGTTGACCAGCGTCGGGCCGACGATGCCGGGATAGATCGGGATCATGGTCGCCCCGGTCGCGACGTTCGCAGTCACGACGAACTGGCGCAGAGTGCCCGTCGAGAGGTTGGTCACGCGATTGACGGCATTCACGCCCGCGATCGTGATGATATCGCCAGCGTTCAGCGTGCCGGTGATCGCGTTCACGACGAGGTTCGTGCTGCCGGGGTTGCCGCCCTGTCCTGCGCTGTTGACAGTTCCTGCGGTGAAGGAGCCGACGGTGTGCTTGAGAACGGTCTGATCCTTGGCCCAATCGAAGCCCAAGGCGTTCTTCATGGAGCCGGAGCGATACTGCCCGGAGATTTCCGTGGCCGGGTTCATGAGGCCGGTGAGGAGACCAGCAACGCGAGCGTCGGCGGTCGGGTCGTTGATCGCCTTGCGACGAAGCTCCGGAGCGGAGTTGTCATCGAGGAGCGCGCCGGCCGCGAGCCAGGTGAACTGCGTCGGGCTCAGCATCGCGGAACCAGGGCCGTTGGCGAAGTTGCCGACCATGTTGCAGATGCCGCCGCCGCCACCGACAGGAGCCGCGCCACCGTAAATGGTCGTGTAACCCGACTCGCCGATGGACATGAGATCGGCCGCGATCGCGCCGGCGAGCTTGTTCATCTTGGGGAGCATCACGCGTTCGGCGTAATCATCCAATTTCAGGGTGCGCTCGGCGGTCGAGAAGCCGGTGTCCACGCCAAGCTGCGTCTGCAAGGGGAGCGTGGTATACTGTTCCGTCGTGCTCTGGACGGAGGCCGCGGCGCCGGAGCGAACGGTGTAATCGTTCGGCAGGCGGATGCGCAGGGTGTCGCCGATCTTGGCGCCGTCGATGCCGAAGGCGGGATCGTACTGCGTGTTGATGCTCTTCAGGAAACGGTTCGTGTTCTTGAAGATGCGCACGGCCATACGGGTGACCATGTTGATGGTGATAAGTGAATTAGCCATTTTGAGGCATCCTGATCTCGGGGGATTTGGAGCGACCCTTTCAAAGTCGCAATTTGTGTCTGGGGCCCGAGATCAGACGTTTGCGGACGTGCTCTGGATTACGCGCCAGATGCGCGGTTTGCAGTTTGCTCGGTGCACTGCATTTACGAGCTTGCTCGGCGTTGGACGCAGCCGATATGCGCGGTCCTCAGTTGCTCGACGCTGAGAATTTAACGAGCACGCAGATCAATACCAGCCGTTCGCCTTGGCCATCTTGTCAAAGCCTTGGGTAAATTCTTCATCCGACGCCTTCTCAAGATCGACGGACGGAAGAGCCGAGCCGCCAACGGGGCGGATAGGCGCGGGAGCAGCAGACGGCTTCGCCCTAACGGCTTTGCTCGCTGCTTTCTCGGCGTTGAGCGACATCGCAATCTTGGTCATCTCCGAGACGGCTTTAGCGCTCTGCCCGGCTTTCAGGAAGCCGAGAATTTTGCTCGCTTCATTCGGGTTGCTCCCGAGATGATAGAGAACGTCGGATGCGGCGTCGGTCGCGAGAGCCGCTTCCTGGAAGTCGCGGCGCTGGATCGCGCCCATCGCCTGAAGCGGCTGCAAGGCCTCGTCAAAATCCGAATAAGATTCCTTGCCAGTGTGATAAGCAGCGTTTGCCTGCGCATCAAACGACTGTTGTGCAGCGATCCGGGATGCTTCCTCCTGCACTCGCTCCGCCGGAACGTAGCCTGCCGGGACCGCGCCGCTTGCCGCTGCCGGGGCGTCGCCCATCGCCGCCTCAGCGGCATCCGGAGCGGGCGGGCGACGACGCAGCGTCTCTAATTCCGCCTCGAGCACCCTCTGTCGAGCAATGGCTTCCGTCGCCTGCCGCTCGGCTTCCCGCTGCTTCGCGGTCTGCTCCGCGAGGCGATCCTTCATCCAAGGCTCCATGGCCTTGGGTTTTTTCTGCGAACCTTCTGGCTTGTGCTCGGGCTCGGGTTTAGCCTCCGGCTCGTCGTCATCCGTGACGATTGCGGGGGTGCTGGCGACGGGCTCAGGAACCTCAGCGACAGGCTCAGCGACGGGCTCAATCACTGGCTCCGGAGCCGCAGCAACAGGCGCCACGGGCGCAGGAGCAGCCGCTACGGGCTCATCTGCGATATCGGACGCGGCCCAAGCGGCGAGGCTGCGATTGTCATCATTCGGCATGTGAACTCCTAGTGGACATTGCCCGGGGCGAGAGCTTCCGAAAAGTCCAGCATTGTCCGGGTCTGGCCCTGCTGAACGAAAGCCTCGTAAATCTCTTCCTTCTGGGCGAGCGACGTGCTCGAAAGCTCGAGCATGTGCGACAGAACTTTCCGCGCGACCGGCACGAACGAAGCCCAGTTCAGCTTCACGTAGACGTCTTGGTTGATCCACCGACCGCGAAAGCGCGGCGATCGATCGTCCTCGTAGAATGCGCCCGCGATCTGCTCGGCGCTCGTGCGGATTAGGACGGGCACGTCTTCGGGCATCACATGATTCTGAGCGATGTTCGAAAAATCATATTCGCGATGCTTGCGCCCGTAGGATTTCCTGCTCATGCGTCTGCTCCCTCCGTCAGCTCCGGTGCATTCGCGGCGACAACATCAGCGCCCGGGTCGCTGCCCTGCATCTCGTGCAGCGTCTTCTGGATGACCGCGATCAGGCGGGCGTCGTCCTTGCCCACTTCCGGAATGGCATTCGAAACCGCCGTGATCCGACGCGACTCGGCGTCCATCACGTCGATATCCTTTTGCTCCGCGTGCGATTTGATCTTGATCGCGTCCTCGGCGATCTTCTTGGTCAGTTCCGTGACCAAGTTCTGCAACGATTGATTCTGCTGCGAGAGGTGCTGCATCTGCTCTTGGATCTGGGCCGGCGGTGCTTCGCCGAGGGCCTGCGGGGGCACCATGCGACGAAGACGCTCGGCCAGCTCATCAGCCATCGGGAAGTCGCAAACCTTCATCAGGAGGTCGCCCGCCCAAAGCAGGAGATCCTTGTTTGACGCCATCAGTTGCGTCAGGGCGTTGTAGGCCTCCTGGCGGCGCGTCGCGTAATCCGGGCCGATATCCGCCTCGACCTCGTAGGTGCCGACGTTCGGGTTGAAAATCGCCTGCACGTTGCGGGTATCTTGGCCCTGCTTTTTGAAATACGCCTGCTTCGCCTGCGGATCGACCTCAACCTCCTCTTCCGAATTATCCTCAGCGAGGATCTTGACCACGCGCTTGGTATCGTAAACCTTCGGAATTAGATCAATCAGCATCTTGCCGACGAACCGGATCATCGTCGCCATGCCGTCGTTGAAATGATAGGTCGCATTGTCGCCCTGCGCCTGACGCTCCTGGATGGCGCGGCCTGACTTGGCGTTCTCGTTCTCGCCCATTTGGGCCTGATACTGACCCGAAACCATCATCAGTTGGGTTTCGGCGATCTGCATTCCCTTGATGAGGGCTTCGGGGATCATCGGTGGGGCGACGCGCACGGGCGCAGGAAGCTCGCGGCCTTCATCATCCCATTTTTTCCAAGGGAGATAGGCGTGCTTTTTGGTGTTCGCCGTCGCCCAAACGCTCTCAAGCTCTTCGATGGACTGCGGGTCTATCAGCCAAGGTTGAATTGGCTGCATCGCAACGGATTCAGTCGTCGCAGACGCCCAAAAATTGTACTGGCGCTGCGCATCCTTCATCGGCCGGACATGGCCCTTGCGATCAAGCTTCTTCTCGACGATCGTTTCTTCGCCGACCACGCGCGCGATCGGGATGTATTCCCCGAGCCAATCGCGGCGATCAATGATCTTCGATCCCGCGATCGTGAACCACTCGACCTTGTTCTCAACGATGTCACGGGTCTTCTTGTCGAGGCTGCTATCAAGCGCCTTCCAGACGTCTGGCGGCAGCTTGCTCTTCCGGCCCCGGACGATCTCTCCCGTCGCGGGGTCAATCGCCTGAATTAAGGTGTCCGTCTTCTCCGTCCTGCGGAAATATTCGCAGACGCGGACGTGATCTTCACCGATCCATCCCGAATCAATGCCGTCGCCGAGGGCAGACGAGGCTGCGACATCCGTGAACTTCGGATATTTGTTCCGGAATTCATCCTTCGGCATGTCGTCATAGACGAAGCCGAAACGAGCGTCGGACCCGTCCTCTTCGTTGATGTCCGGGTCGAGATAGACCGTCGTCGGGTCTTTCACACGCCGAATAAATATCTCTTGGTCGAACGTGTCCGGGCCCACGTAATCGGTCACAAGCCGGACGTATCCGATGCCGGTCCGGATCTGGAACCGGCTTGCTGTCATATAGGCGTTCTGGGCCCGCGAGATGTATTCGATATGGCGGACGATGCCCTCGAATACCTGACTGGCCTCATAGGTCGCGCCGTTGCCCGTGGGGCGGATCTTGACGGAAGGCTTGTTCTTTCGGGCTTCGTTTTCGATCTGGAGGCAATGCACGCGGGTCTTATTGAGCGTGAGTGAGACCTTGGCCTGAAGATCGCGCGAACTCAGAAGTTCGTCGGGCCACTGCCAGCCGTTGTCCGGATCGCCGTTAACGAATTTAAGATCAGCGACCGCGCGCTCACGCGGGGTATATTCCCACTCGACGCATCGCTTAAAGCGCGTCTTCGCCTCGGTCACAATGAGGACGTCGCCAGTAAGCCCAGCTGTCTCTTCGTCGATGCCGACAGTGTCAGACATGCGCTATGCCTGTTTGTCGTCTGGGGCGCAGATCATCCAGTCATCCGCCAGAACGTCGGTCTGTGAGGCGAGCCATGGCACGAAATCGCCTTGCGCCGTCCACATGTCGATATGCGGCAGATAATTGAACTTCGTACCGATAGGCAGGCCAGCCTTCGCGAGCGGGCGCCCTTCATCAACCGTCAGGCCGGTCGATCCGGGCACAAGCAAAAGGAACATGCCCTTGCCGTTCCAGCCCTGACGACAGACGCGGTGGCCAGCTTTGAGCGCATGGACTGCGTGACCGAACGACATGGCCGAGACTGCCTGATAATCGCGCTCGAAAACCGTGTCCGGGCACCATGACGTGTAACCGTCCTGATACTTGACCGCCTTGCCGGGAACTCCGGCCCGGGCCTCATCCCAAACGGTCACGCGTTTCGTGCTGTATGCGTCATGGGTCATAGAAAGATTCCTGACTTGGTTCTGTTCTTCAACGAATGGCAGATCATGCAGAATTGCGTTTGTGGCGGAGACGAACTCGAATTCCGCAGCCCCCTGCGCCAATTTGCGCTCAATCAACTGTTGGATGGCGTAGGCAGTCTTGGGGCTCATACGCATCTCCGGCCGCACCAACTAACCTAGCCACCCCAGTCTCGACGGATTGGCGTCAGACGCCCCGCTGCGCGTCTTGGACGCCTTGTAGGCGCGGTCCCGGACGTGCCATGCCTCAACGATTGCGTCCGCCTCATCAGGCGATGATCCGAGACGAGCCCGGATGTCTTCCTTGCTCTCAATCACGATTTTGCCGTTGCGCGGCTTCCAGCGAGAGGCGGTTAATTGCGCGAGGATGCGATCACCTGGCGGCAGCGCGACGTTCTCGTTCTTCGACGGATCGAGCGCGAGCCGGAGTTCCCAGTACATTTTCGCCCGCACGTTCGCGTAACCAAGCCGTGTTGATGGGTCCATTCCATCGGCCCCGGCCGAATAAACAATCGGCACGACCGTGATCTGATGATGGGTTTTCAGATGGTCCCTCGCGGAGCCGCCCCAGCCGCCGGTCGTATCAATCGCGATCGCCGCGCCGTCCCTGCGGTATTTCAGAATTAGATTGGCGATAGACGGCCCATCCGGCGTATCCCGGCCCGGCCGCGTCTCGATCTTGCCAAACACGTTCTTCTCATGCAGCGGAGCGAGCACACTGGAATCGGCCCCGCCCTGCGCCACGTCGACACCCAGCGCGATCATGCGCGTCGAGCTGGGGTCAACCCATCGAGCTTGTGCAATGCGAACCCAGTCTGAAGGAACGACCTGCCATTCGTCGTCTTCGCGCCCGGCGAGAAAGTCGCCATGGAGCAGTTGCGACCGCAAAGGCTCCGGCATCGACATGAGCTGGGCGCGGTAATCGGTATCCCTCAGATGCGGGTTATCGTCCAGTCGCGATGGAATGAATGTGCGCGAGAGCGGCTTGTTGATCTGATCGAGCGGCGGGGAGTGATTAATCTCCTCCTCCGTGGCCAAGCGGACCGTTCCGTCTGAATTCAGGTAAACGAGGTCCGGTCCATCGCACCAGATGGTCTTGATCTCACTCTTGCTGCCGATCGCTATCGCCCAACGAAGCTCCCCAGGCTTTGCCGGGTTCGAGAACATTGGGTTCAGCCAAGGTGCGAACCATTCGAGGAGCCATGATCCTTCGCCGCCGATTGGCGGGTTCGATGCGATCACGGCCCGGCACCGGCGCCCGCCTGCGGAGCGGAGCCAGCCCATCACGAATTTGACTTTGTAGGCGGTAAGCTGCGCCCCCTCATCAAACCCGATGAAGTCGTGTGCGCGGCCCTGCCATGAGTTTTCCGAACCCGGCTTTTCGAGATGCCCGCCCTCGACCATTCGATCATCGAAGGTGACGAGCTTCTTCATTACCGAGTTCTGAGACTTCGTTCCCTTCGCCAACTGGCAGAGTCGCTCCCAGAACCCGTCCAGATCCTTCGATTGGCTTCGGAACACGACCGAACGCTGATGCTCGTTTAGGCAGAGCCCGCAGATCAAATCACTCTTCCCTCCACCAGCACTGCCGCCGAAAAGGAGCAGGTCGGCCGCCGAGAGGTACGCGACTAGCTGAGGCCCCGGCGTCGGGAGCCACGGCTTCTTTAATTCCTCAACGAGCAACCGGTCCAGATCAGCAGTTTGCTTCGCGTCGAGGCCAGATAGAAGAGCCTCAAGACGATCGAGAGCGGACATGAGTTAATTCGCAAGGTTTCGAAGGGTCAGCCTTCAGCTTCAGGGAATGCCAGAGGCACGAGAGCGACATCATGGATGGGCTCGAGCACAGCGCTGGCGGGCTCGGCGACAAGCGCCTGCGGCTCCGGAGCGGCGAGCGCGGCCGCAATGATGGCATCGGGCTCGGCGACGAGGACAGGATCCTCATCTTCGACGGCGGGCGGGGCATTCGCAGCGCAAACCGTCCCATCACGGTTGATGATCGCAATCACCCGGTGGAAGTCCGCACAATCCTCGAGGAGCCATGCCGAATCCGAAATCTGGCAGAACGTATGATTGAGATTAGCCGAGCTCAGTTCGACATGAGCCCCGTGGTCATCAATCGTGATCCGGAGCGCCCTGCCGTCGATAACAGGCTCGATGATCTTGCGATCGATTGAAATGCTCATGAAGGCTGTCCTTCGTCTTGCTTTGCCAGCAGAAGCGCGAGAGCGGCTTTGCGGCGGGATGCGGTCGTGGCGTCGGTTGCATCCAATATGATGGCTGTCTCGGCAGGGGCGTCGAGATTAAAGGCCTGGCGCTCAAGGCCGATTAAAACCTTCAGGGCATTGGCGAGATTTACCGCCATTCCCGCATGCGTCGACAAGGCCACGGCCTTCATAAGCCGGGTGCGTCGCTCGGGGCTTTTATCCCCCGCGCATTCGAGGTCAATCGCCTGCTCGAAGTCTTCGCGCTTCCCGGCGACGTCCATTAATTGCTTGGTGAGCAGATCGACGAGGTCGTTTCCATGGCCAATCCGGGTTCGGTGACTTCGCACGACCTGAACAACGGTCGCTGCGGCAGCATCTACGATCTCCCGTTCGGTTTGCGGGTCGCTCGCGCGAACCGTATTGCGAACCAACTCGGCGCGAACCTGCTCGTTTACTCGCTCGGTGAGGTCGCGCTGCCAACTTTCGGCCTTGGCCTTTTTCCGAATAGCGGTATCTGAAACCCCGTGGATCTTCGCCACTTCGCGGATGGAAAGAACCCCGGCCCGATAATCCTTCTCTATGGATTCCCAGTCGGTCGGGGCTTTTTTTTGCTCTGTCACTGCACACCTGATCTCTAGATGCGGAACCAAGCGGCAGTTGCGGCCGAGTACATGTAGGTGACAGCTACGTTCGCAGCGAGCGCGGTCACGGCAGTGCCGTTGATGGTCTGCCCGGTATTTGCCGTCAGGGTGAAGGCGGTGACGATCTGGGTCGAGAAGATGCGGAGCGTCTGTCCGTCTACCGGGGCCGCCGGGGTGGTGATCGTTCCCGTGGCGAGCGTACCGGCAGGGGTGATCTGCACGACCTGTACGCCGAGGCCGGGGGTGATCGAGAAGGCCGTCGACGGCGTGCTCTGGGCGTATGCGCTGGCGCGGAGGGACTGAACGGAGATGATTTCGGTCTGGGGATTGGCCCCGTTCGGGAGATTGGTGTCGGCCGGCATAGATTCGATGCCCGTGAGGGCGCCTGCGGCAGAGGGATAGGCGCTATAGTTTCCGGCATAGGCAGTAGAGCTGACCAGGGCGGCGAACATCGACAGGGCGAGAATGCTCTTTTTCATTTCAGACCTCTTGGGTTTGGATGGATTAATTATTGGTGGGACGCAGCTTAACTCTCCGTCGCCTTATCAGCGGCGATCCTGCGCTCGATCTCCGCGAGCCTTTGGCGCATGCTAGCGGGCCACTCTCAAAGTGGGCTGGAATATGTGAAGTCTGGATTTTGCGGAGGTATAAGCGTCATGAGCAAGTTCGGCGCTTGAGAAGCAGCCGAGATAGTGAGAGCGCCTATTGAGGCGGATGCTGGCGACCCAGAAGCCGTCTTTCGGGCGGAAGTACGCGCCCATAAGCCTACCTGCTGGCGCTGCAAGGTTCTGAGAGTTTTCAGATGGGGTTGCGAGCCGTAGGTTCGAATAACGGTTATTCTCTTTGTCGCCATCGATGTGGTCGACCTGAATACATTCAACAGCGTGGCTCATGTAGACCATCGCGAGGCGGTGCGCCTTATAACGCTTCCCATCGATCCAGATTACCCGATATCCGGTCGTCTCGACGCTACCTGCAACCTTCCCAGCGTAGACCGTATTGAAATGACGGCTCTGGCGAGTACCTTCCAACCGCGCTTTCCAAGTGAAAACGCCGGTATCAGGGTCGTAATCGAGGCGCGTTTGTAAATCCCCGCAAGTCGGGGTATCTTTGACCTTAGCCATAATCGCTCCTTACAGCGGTTTGGTTAGGGCTGCTTGTGATCTGATAAATCACTTGCGGCCCGTTTTGATTCTACGATGTTTTACTTTCGGCACAATGAGTTATTAGTTTCCATCGGCCTTTATTTTGGTATAGGCGCTCTCGATCCGCTCCAATATTTCACGACACTCCCGATCGAAGTCTGAGCCGGGTTCTATGGCGACGGGCTGCATGGCCCGGATTTGCTCACCGAACTCTGTGACGAGGACACGGGTGATGGCCTGATGAGGTTCGGGCATGGGGCTCTCTGGGGAAAGAGTTTGCGGCTTAGCTGAAACCGTTGTGCACGGGATCTGTTTGATTATTACCGTGGGTGGTGCGGACGGCGCGTTGCGTTTAGCCGTCCAGCCATCATGAGGTCGCACCTGTCCGCTGAGACTTAGCCGGGCGAGGGTTCGATGCCTGCCGGTTGGATGCGATTGAATTGTGCGGGTGAGGCGCGGGAAGGTGCCTCCGCTTTAATCTGGCTTGTTCCAGAACTCCGCCGCCGCACAAACTTCATGGCCCACGGCGCGAACTCGCCATCGTTTGAACCGGGCTGCACCTTTGATGCAGCGGGCGCCATCGTTGCCCGTTCGGGCGAATTGTCGCGCTTGCGGCCTCCTATTGGAGCGCCTTGCGCGCCGGTTTCATTTGTCCCTGTCGCGCTGACCCCGGAAACCGGCGCGGAGGTAAGGCAGGCCCAAACTGCCCTGGGAGTCGGACGCCCCTTCGGGCGAAACTTACGAGGCCCGCTTGCTCCGGAGAGGTGCGCGCTGTCTCAGCATCGGGCTCGAGCACGGCCCGACGAAAGGATGGAAGGCGCGGCGCTAGGGCGCCCGGCCGATGCCTTCGATTAGGTTCTGGCTATACCCGGCGCAGAAATAGGCTTGAGGCCTGCCCTGCCCTACGTGGATGGCGGGGCGGCGGTATTGCACTTAATCTAACCCTGCCGGAATTCAAACTCATTCCATTTCGGAATGGGTTCGGTCCTTGAATTGAAAAGGGCCACCCCGGAGGATGGCCCTGAAACGTTAGACCTCCGCACACCCCTGCGGACTGCGAGCGCTCGAAAGCGCCGGACGGATTTGAACCGTCATTTCACCTGATCTCGGTCAGCGAGCAGGAATTGAACCTGCCTGACTTTCTTGCCTACGCGGCAAACTCTGAAACTGAACTCACGGCCCGCCCCGGCGGGTTGTCAGATGCCTAGGACAAACTAGGTGCAGCGAGCGAGGACTGCGCCAGGCACTTACCGTGAAACTTGAAAAGGTGCGCGGCGGTGGCGCCCACCGGACAAGAAGACGCCACCGCCACTGAGGCCAAAGCCATGGCCTTTTCATGCGCCGCCAAGCCTATCATGGGACCAGACGGGCGCTTAAACGAATCACGCCCGGGCGTTTATTCAGCTCCGGGCGCGGGTTTGGATTTTGGATATCGGAAAACCTGACTGATTTGCGATAAGCTGTCAAGCTGACATCTGGACCATGGCCCATTTTATCGGAAAGGGTGATCGCCAGCCCTCGCCATGCCGTATTCGACCGCCACCACTTTCAGCCCTGCGATCAGGAACTGTGCCATCTCGTCCCGAATCTCCCGGTCCTCAATCGCCACACGCCGCACCGTCAGGAACGCCTGCGTGTGGACCCGCATCAAAGCCGTCCGGACCGCAAGCTCTTCTTTTTCCCATTTGCGCACGGTCGCGTCGGATGGACCGATGCCGGAACCAGTTTCACCCGACCTCTGGTCTGTAGGAACCCCCTTGGCGGCCCACAGGCGGCGCACCAGGCCCGCATAACTCTCCGCGGCGTCATGGTACTCCCGACGCAGTTTATGGGCCTTCACGAACCTTCCTAGGGCCGAGACGCATAATTGGTCCGTATCGCCCAGGCGGTGAGGCTGGAGCAAGACGACCTGCATTTCGGATTGACGGGCTTCGCGGTCGAGGGTTGCGAGTTCGGTCATGGTCGGCCTTCTCAGTTTGATTTTTCCGCAGGGGGTGCGTGGTGCCATCTTACGTTTGCGACCGGGTCTGCTCATGTGGCCTCCTAGACGGTGATTTCCTTCGAGGCTAGAAATAGCCGCAAGCCGCTGATGTGAATAAGGAATGGGGTGATCCCCTCATGTCCTAGAAGCAGTCGAATTTCCGAATAGAGCCGCACTTGGTGCAACGGCAGATGTAGCGGGAGCCGTGGTGTCCGGGCGCCCCTTCAACGATGATGTCGCTTAACTTCTCGGTTTTGATCGTCTCCCACTTATGGGCGTGGCCGAAGATTAGGAACTTGATGAGCCAGATCATTCCCCTGCCCTCCCCTGATCTGTTGCGGTCTGAATTGCCCTTGCTGCATCTTCCAGCGCAGAGGCGATCACATAGGCGCATCCGCCGTCTTGCCGCCGATAACGACTTGCAGCCGCGAGGCAGACCGCAGCGGCTTCCCTGCGCCCTTCGATCCGAGCGATTTCCTTCTCAACCTCCCGCGCTGCGATCTCGGAAAGGTCCGTCTGGATACCGACCGTCCAGCGGTGGGAGACTTTGCCGAAGGGGTCGCAGTCGGGCAGGTCGATCCGTTTGTAGACAGCAGCGTCGGCCAAGATCTTCTCCGCCAAAGCTCGCCCAGCAGATCCCCGGATAGAGGCGAGATAGTTCGGGTGATCTTTGTGCTCCTCCCAAGCGAGAAACGAGACCTTGGTTTCAAATCCGAAAGTCCGAAATCCATTGCTCATGCTGCCTGTTCCTTTTTCGGGAGGAATTGCGAGGGGATGCGGCAACCGTGCTCGCCGGGGGGTGGGCCGAGCATCCCGAGCCAGTGCCCCGTCTTCGTGAAATTAGCCACATGGATGGCAATCAAGGAGGCTGGCATGACAACCCCACAGCCGAGATCGAACTTCGGCTCCATGGGCTTCTCGGGCGGCAAGTCGGGGATAAGCTTTTCGTGCGCCTGCTGGATCGCGGAATCGAAATAGCTCAGCGAACGGACGTTCGGGTTCTTCGCCAAAATCCCCTCGATGACAGCGAGGCAAACCGAGGGGTGGTACTTTAGCGAAATCCAAAGGGACGCCTGGTGCGTGTCGGGGTTCGTGTTCATGCTCCCTGCCCGAATGAACGCTTGGACAATTCCTTTCTTCAGCTCAACAACAGCGCTCTCGGTCGCGGGCGGCTCGGCCGTCGCGGGGATCAAGCTCAATGCTGGGGGAAAGGATTCTTTCTTCTCTTCTCTTCTCTTCTCTTCTCTTTTAGGCTTGTTAGCTGCATCAAGCGCCGCTTCAACAGCGCTACTGATTTCATTGTGTCTTCCAATATTCTCGACGGCCTCTCGCGGCGTGGTCGCTGACCAGTCGAGATCATCTCGCGGAGTAGTCGAGACCTTCTCGGCTGTTTTTTTCCCGCCAGCTGCTGCGTTTTTCCGATTTTCACGAATCCAATCGAGTTCTTTTTCGGCCCGTTCGTTGAAGATCCGGCCGCCCTCGATCTTGATTTTTCCACATGCCACAAGCTCGTTGAGCGCAAGCTTGCAGTCGCGGACAGACCTGTTCGCCATACCTGCAAGCGATCGCTCGTGAAGCGGGAAGGAGCCTTCCTGCATCATGATTTCCTCGACGATGACGTGATAGACGCGGTACGCCCGATCCGAGAGACTAGCGGTGCCGCCGCGCCAGTGCGGTATGTCGTGCTTGTAAAACGCGACCATCACAGCCCCCCTTTAGGCGCGCGATTCAGCCATTCGGCCGGAGTGTCCGCACCCTTTGACCGATTGCATTTGGCGCACGCGCAGATCAGGTTTTCCTTGTCAGAATTGCTCCCGCCCCGGCTTACCGGGATAATATGATCGAGATCAAACGGGGCCTCGGTGGTGCCGCAGTAGCCGCAGGTCCAGTTATCTCGACGCATGACGGCCATCCGGATCGCCGCGGATATAACCGGGCGCTCAGAGCCGCCGACGATCAAAATCCAATCTGGCTTAAGAAATAGCCGTCCGTCCCGCATCTCGAAAAACGCGAGGACACTCGCCTTGACCCGTAGCCAGTCATCAAGATCGACGGCCAGCATCAGGCTCAGTCGCTTATCGTCACTATGCAAACTGCCGTCGCTTGGCGCGGAATAGGTCCAGACCTGACCCGCGGCCACATACTTAACCAGCTCCATGAGCGCCTTAAATGCTTCAGGAGATAAGGCCAGGACCGCGGGGTCATGAAGCATATCGAACCTAAAGCGGATGTCTCGGAGTGTCGGGCTCACGCTCATTGCTAAAATCCCTCTGCGCGCGTCTGCGACGGGTCTTCGTCGATCCTTGAGGCCCCAACCTCGCAAAGAAGGTTGAGCGTCTCCATGGGGCCGGCACGGTTCTTCCCGATGATGAGTTCCATCTTGCCCTGCGCGGCCATCAGAAGGGCCGTGGCGATTCCGGACTTCTCGGCATTGGTTGATTTCAGGTCTGGGGAGCGTTCGAGGAAATAGGCTTCCCGATGGATGAAGGCGACGACATCGGCATCCGCTTCCAGATCGCCGGATTCGCGGAGGTCCGACAGTTGCGGCCGCTTGTCTTCCCGGTTTTCGAGACCGCGATTTAGCTGCGCCAGGAGAACGACGCAGATCTCTTCGTCCTTTGCGAGTTGCTTGAGCCCGCCCGAGATCTCGCCGACCTCGTAGACGCGGTTTCCCCGGTATCTATCCGAGGCCTGAATCATCTTGAGGTAATCGAGGAAGATGACGCGGAGGCTTTGGCCCTTTTCGGCCATGCGCTTCTTCTCCGCCCGGACGCGCATCGTGATTTGAGCGACCGTGAGGCGGGAGGCGAAATCGACCGAGATCGGCAATTCACGCAAGATCCGGCTGGCGTCATCCAGCCGCACAATGTCGGAGTTGCTGACGTATCCGCGAAGGATGTTTCCAAACGGCAGAGCCCGCCTGTTAGCGTCATAGGCGAGGTCGGAGAGCATCCGAGCCACGAACTGCGGCTCGGAGATTTCAAGGGAGAAATCAAGCACCCCAGAGCCCGCACGGGCCGCTTTAAGCGAGCACGAGGTCATCATAATTGACTTACCCATGCCAGGCCGTGCCCCGACCACCCAAAGCGCGCCGGGCTGAAAACCGCCCGTGCTGCGATCAAGGGCCGAGATCCCCGTTGTGGCGCCCGCGTCCGAAATCTTCTTGTCGCGAAGGTCCGTCGCCCGCTGGATGAGCGCGGCTGCGCTGTTCCCCGGATCTCGCATTGTATCCGTCACCGCCCCCGTCGAAGTGATCGAAAGGAATTCCGTCGTCGCATCGCTCGCAATCGAAGCTGGCGTCGTCTGGACGGGCAGATCGTAAGCCTTGCCGATGAGGGTTTCGGCGACCGCGATCATCTGCCGGCGCGCCGCGAGATCCCGAACGCAGACCGCATAATCGACGACGTGCGCGGGGTTCCCGCATTCGGCGGAGAGCTGGGCGAGATAACGAACAATCGTCATCCCGTTACCGAGATCGTGGTTCCCGAGAAAGGTCGGAAGAGAGATCACCGAGGCGGTCTTTCCCGAAGCTATGAGCTCAGCTGTCACTTCGAAGATGCGTGCGTGAAGCTCTTCGAAAAAGTGCTCGCGCTTCAGGATGCCGGCAATCCGCTGGAAAAGGTCGTTCCGCATAAGAAGCGTGCCAAGGACGGCTTGCTCTGCCGGTATGCTCGCCGGCGGGGCGCGCTCAAGCACGGGTGGGTTCGTGTGCGCGTTCATGCCCCCACCGCCCGAAGCAGTCCCAGCCGCTCCATCGTCTCATTGATGACCCGATAAGGCTGGCGTGTATGGGTTGCGATGAGCATGGGACCGAGGCCGCGCTTGGCGAGCTCGCTGATGCGGTCTTCGATCGCCTCGCACATGGCGGGGGGCGCGGTCTTTTGCTTGACCTCGTACTCCTCCACCGTCTCGGAGTTGCGCGATCGGCCACCCCGGCCCGGAAGGCCAAGCCGTTTGATCGCCCCATAAAGCGAGTCGACTGTCTGGCCGGGGAATGCTTTCGTCAGCGCAGCATAGGGAATGCCCGCCGCGTAAAGCTCGCGAAGCATCGGTTCGTCCGATGGCTTGAAGTGCGCGACCTGCTTTATGTCGAGGCGAGTTTCGCGTTCGGGGAGAGCCTTCCCCCTGGACGTGACTTCATCGTAATGCCGCCCGAGCCGGGTCGTCACCGTTGAACTGGCGAAGCCCAAATGGTGGCCGATCTGCGCATGGTTCCAGCCTTTTTGATGGAGCCGAATCATTGCGTGCAACTTTTCAGGGGTGACGGGATTCTTCCTTGGATCGCTCATGCCACCCCCCGTAGTGTTTGCCGTTCAGCAGAGGCGACCCAATAGGCGGCTTGCGCCCGGCTGAGCCCTGCATCCTTCCTGCGTACGGCGCGAAGCCGCTTCTGCATGGACACGTCTTCCGGGCCTTTGACCCAGAGGCGTTCTTTGCTGCGCAGATCGTTTTCCTTGTGGCCCCATTCGACGCTCATGCCTGCCTCCTGAGCCAGCCGGTTTCGGGCTTGCCGTCGAAGCCTTTGAGCCAGATGAGGACCGCGAAATCTTCCTTCCCGCCGCCGGGAGAAACACCGGCTTCGATGACTGCGCCGGGCGGCATAGAAGGCCGGGGCGTGATATGGAGAACCCTGCGGAGCGGCGTCGTCTCAAGCCAGCGCGAACGCTTGTCGCCCGACATGAACTTCGCAGGCAGGATCATCGCGACCTTGCGCTCTGTCCGCTTGAGCGCGAGGTCGATAAATGCCTCAGCGTGTTTGAAGGGAGGATTAGAGACGATGTTGTCGTATCGCGCGCCGGTCTCGCCGAGGAAGTCGCGGACGACTAGGCATTCCTCGCACCGCTTCTTGATGTCCGTGCCGAAGGAGTGCAACCCAGCGGCGCGCGCGGCGCGCACGATGCGCCCCGAGCCACAAGCCGGATCGACGATATCGCCTTCGAACTTCTCGACCGCGAAAAGCCTTTCGGAGATCCAACTCGGCTCGGTGTAATAGTCAAGAGGATCGCGCGCCCAGAGGTGCGCCTGAATTGCTTTCTTCTCGCTCGTGTGGCTGACGGTCGCGCTCATTCCGCCACCCCCGCGAATACGTGGTTGCGGGGCATCATTCCGCCCCTCTGCCGTACGCGGGGCGCAGGGACAGGACGGCCGGCGCTGGCGCGCTTCGTGTGCTCGGCGCAATAGGGCTTTTCGATATTGCAGGGGCATCCGCAGGCGCGGAATAGCTCGAAGCTGGTTTCCTCGCTGATCGGAAACCGGCAAAGACCGTCCCGCTGCTGCATAAAGCCGACGCCCGGCAAAGCCTCCGGCGGTGTTGTGTCCGTAAGCGGGACATGGATCGGCACAACATCCGCCGAAGACTTGGGCCGGGCGCGCGGGGGCTTTGCCACGACGATGGGTTCGGTCACGAAGATGGGGCGCCCATTCACGGAAACCGCGACTTCTACGATCTGGATCGGCGAGTTCCGCGCTTCGAGACCAAGGCGCCTGCCCTTGCCAATGCAGGAATTGCGTGTTGCGCCGAGTTCTTTGGCGATCGTGCCGAAGCTCAATCCGCGCGCATGAAGCCTGCGCAGTTCAGTCTCGGATTCGAGTGTCCAACCAAGCCAGATCATGCGACCTCCCGAACGGTGATCGAGTGATTACGATGAGCGGGATTGAACTTATGAAAGTTGGCTTTGGCCTTTACATGAGCGGCGCATGCTTCATCGAAGTCGGAGAACCGACCAATATGGTTATGTTTTCCGTCTACTCCTATGCAGACACGCCACTTTTCTCGTTTCTTGTCCCAAGATACGCCATCTACACCACTTTTATTTCGAGAATTTAACTTTTGATTCTGCTGATTCTCGGCGCGCGTCGCCTCGCGTAGTTCAGAAAGACGATTATCCCCCGTTACACCATTCTCATGGTCAATCACATGCAATGGCCACCTTCCATAGACATGCAACCAGACGAGGCGATGGGCGCGATAAGTATAACCATGAATGCGGATCTGATTGTATCCGTTATCGTCATGCGTTCCTGCTAATCTTCCAGCACATTTCGTGTTAAATATCTTATCTTCACGCGTCATTTCTGTACGTGTTTTCCAAATAAAAACACCAGCCACAGGATCATAATCCAGCAAAGCGCGTAGTTCTTCGGCGGTCAGATCGTGCCTCATTGCGCGACCTCCCCATCCATCTTCGCCAGCAGATTATAGACCGCCGCCTCAGATACATTGTAGATATGGGCGATATCCGATGTATCGAGGCCGGAGTTGAATGCGTCCAAAACCAGATTGATAGTGAGAGCCGCGCATCTGATCTTGCGCAGGTGCACATGCGCGTCGGTGATTTGCGGCTTCATGTCAAGCCTCCCCGAGGGCTGAACAGTAAACCGCCAAAAGTTCTTCCATCTCACGACGTTTCTGAGGGTCCATGCGGCGCAGCCCCATCACCTTCTTGATGATGGCGACATCGTAGCCCTCGGATTTCGCTTCTTTGAAAACCTCGCTGATGTCATCCGCGATAGCCTGCCGCTCTTCGTGCAGGCGCTCAGCCCGTTCGATGAAAGCGCGCAATTGCCCGGCGTTGACGGAGTTGCTGCCGATCTCGCTCATGCTGCACCTACGGTCTTGCGGGTGCGGATAGGGGCTGATGTCAGGCAGTCAGTGAGGCAGGAAGGGAGAACGGCGAGACGGAAGCGTGATAGTAGATACCCAACGCTGCCGAGCCGTCGAATTTCTACGAGTACAACTTCAAATTCGCCCATATGATCAAGTTGGTCGCCGATTTGGAGATGGCTAACCGTGTAAACCTGCCCTTCAGACAAACCGTCCAAGTCGCCTTTGTAATTAAACCCAGGCTTCTTGTTGCTATTTGCGTTCGCATCAATGCAAACGACCTTCGTCCCCGGCGGTGTATGCGGAGAGATCATGAGAGCCCCCATATGATTGCTAGAATGATGACTGCTAAGAACCCGATCATGGCGCGCCGACGCGGTGATAAAAGCCGTTCCGGGCGATGAATGTGCGGGCCACCGGACGGGTTTGGCGCCACGCCCTCCCGCGAAAAAGAAGGGCGAGGCGCGCGATCATTGGGCGTGCGTTTCGTCAGCTTGGCCACTGATTGCGAGGGACAGCGCCTGGTCGAGCGTGCCTTCCGGCGAAGTGGACGTGACCACCATGCGCGCCAGCGAGTCCGCCACCGCCTGCGAACCCACAGAGCGAACCGAGACCTTCGGGGCGCTGATCACCATCCCTTTGCTCGCCAGGATCTCGCGAACGGTGCGCTGGTAGTTCTGCGAAAGGCGCATCGAGTCCGCCATGCCAGGCTGTCCGATGCGATCGAAATAGGCCGCCGCAGCAGCCTGAACGGCAGAAGCGTTTTCGATTGCGGTTTCGATTGCGAACTGCTCGCCATCGTTGAGGGTGATGTTCATTTTCATGCTCCGGTTTTTAAGAGTACAGGTGCAACAAATCGCCCTAGACAGACGCGTCAGGGTTGCGGCATTGCTGCGATGCGGGATGAATACTCTGGGGAACTAAGAACCGAGCGAACACGAGCCCGGTTTGAATGCGTGAGTGGCTGTCAGGACACCGCCCATCGGACTGCGAGCACTGCGAGATAGATCAGCGCCCAGAGCAGGATTAAGGGGCCGCCGCCGCACAATAGGCCCCAGAAGAACGACCCTTCGTGATCGTCACTCCGGCTCGTGCACGCCGCCGAGAGCGCTAACCTCGCGAAGCAAATCCGGATGAGCCCCGCGCGCTTTGGCGACGGAAAGTTCGTGTTCAAGTTTCTGACGTTGCTGGTCACACATGGCCTCGTGCGCGCTGGAAATTGCGAAATAGATGCTGGCGAAGATGTCTTTCGGGGCGCGATAGCGAAGCGACCAAAGCGCGTTGTAAGGAATGCCGTACTTCCGAGACGCGATCCGCATCGCCTCGCCCGTGTCCCTGCCGCTGATGGTTTCCCGAGCGACGAGAGCGTGAGCCATTTGTTGGGCTTTCTTGACGTACTGAGTCATGGAAAACACCTCACATGGGAAGATTGCAAATCCGCAAAGATGCCCGTGTTTCCATGAGAATTGGGGAAACGCGGGGACTAGATGGAAGAGAACAAGAGACCAGTCACGACCCTCGATTGGGAAGTGTTGCTAATCATGGATGCACAGAAGAAGCCCAGCGAGCATCAGATTGGCGTCAGAGATCACTGGGCAGACAGAAGGGAGCGTCAGGTCGCCTTGTGGGGCGACCCGACTCCCGTCACCATCGGGGTGCGAATCAGCCGATGGAGAGAGACATGAACCGAGCCGAAACCGAGGCCCGCATCCGCATGATCGAGCTAGCCCTGAAGCGAGTGATCCGCCGGATGCCCGAGGCGCAGCGGCGCGAGCTGGAAGACAGCCTGATCGATGGCGCATCTGGCGACCAAGGGTTGGAGTTCCTAGTCGACGAATGGGTCCACGAGGATTCGAGGGCGACCATGGCGGACCTATTGCAAAAATTGGAGGACCACGGACGTCGTCGGTCAAAGGTGTTTGGCCCAGACGACGCGCCTTAAGCGGCGACGCAACCTGCGCGAGCCTCGCTGCGGTCAGCAGCATCAATAAGGACCTGCGCCAGGTGGCGGGCGTCGGCTGGCGACATGTCGAGGAATTCGCCGCGCGCTTCTGGCCCGAGCGGCTGGTTGCGAAATTCGCCGAGGAACAGCTGGACGACGCCGCCATTGGTCTCATGCACGGAAACGTCACGCTTCCGCTCACGAGTAACGGTCGTCCGGTCGCGGCGGGAGAGGCCGCTTGGCAGAAGGTTGGTTTCGATGTGGTCTTCGATAAAGTCGGCCATGCTTCACCTGCGTTTTTCGAGGGGGTGGAAAGGATGATGATGCGGTCTAGGGTCATGCGGCGGCCCCGATGTTGGGGTCAGACCAAAGATCGGGCCGCAACTTCCAGCGGGGGACAGCACCTTCTGTCACCTCTTCAATTTTCTGAGCACAGGCAGGAGACGGTGCTTTGCCGTGTTCCCATTTACAAACGGCGGCCTTCTTGACGCCAACACGTTGGCCGAAGTCCTCAAGAGAGAGGCCGGTGGAGTTCCGAAAGGACTTGATGGGGTGCGTTTCCATAACCACGATGGTATCCAAATTGGAAACCTCTCGTCAAGCAGAAAAGTTTCCATTCCGGATAACGACGTCTGCTGTGGCGTCGCCTATGCTGTCAGAATGGATCGCATCGGTTCGAAAAAGCCCCTTCGATGGTTCCTGCCAGAATGGCGGAACCACTTCAATCTGACGCAGGAGCAGCTCGCCGAGAGAATTGGGACCGGCAAGGGGCAAATTTCGAAGCTTGAGACTGGGGCACAGAGATTCAACGATAAGTGGATCGCATTGTGCGCAGAGGGCCTCAACATCGAGCCTGGGGACCTTTTACGAGACCCGAAGGCGGACGATGTTCGATCTCTCCTGCTAAAAGCTCCTGAGGAAATCCGCGATCTTCTAGCCGCCCCCGAGGAAGTCAGGGAGCGAGCCCTAAAGGTAATAAGTACACTCCTCAAGGCTGGATGATCCCTTGATGATGGCAGATCCCGACGAAACCGTTGCTAACTTCCTCGTTAAGCTTCCGATGACGATCCGATCGGACATACTGGTCTTCGTGCTGGCGTACTGCTTCGAGTTCCGGCCTTCCTCGGCTGAGGAACTCACTGAGGTGCTGCACCGCGAACTTACTTCCTTTTCAGGGATGCGTCGATTTGGGGCAGTCCTTCGCGTGATTGCAGCCACAGAGCATATCCTCGAGCGCGCTGTTGTGACCGCACTCGATAATAAAGCCGATCCGACCGCCTCTGTAGGGCTTGCGACAATCTCTGAACGCTTAGCGCGGCACGTCGAAACCATGACACTAGGCGGAGAGCTAAAACTTCGCCACCTTGAGGGGGCGCTTCGTGTATGGTCATCTCTTCGCGCAGGCGCGCTATCTCCCGGCCCTCTGAGGGGTTTTGAAGATAGGTGTTTAAATCCACAAATCGTGAGATCGGGAACCAGTCCGTAATCGATCCTTGTTCGTTTTCCGGCATGATCATGCGCTGCCCTCCGGGATTCCGAGCGCGTATGCCTCCTGCCACACGTCGGCGTGGTATGCCTTCACTGTCCCGTAGTTGGCGTCGAAGACATCAATCGCTGGCATATCCATCTCAGCCGAGACGTGCTTGAGTGTCCGCCACTGAAATTCCTGCCCGTGATAAAGCAGCGACATGCGCTTGACGCTGGCGTACTGCTTGGACCGGTCCAATTCGAGTTCGAGCCGGTTGGCCTTCTTGACCGCCTGGCTAGCGGTATTCATCGCCGTTGCTTCCCGACGAGTGCCTATCTCAGCCTTCCTCCGCTCCGCGATCACGCGAGCCTCGTATTGATCCGCCCATGCCCGTGCCGCCGCGACGGGATCGGAGAAGTTCGGCATGGCGACAGATGCAAGCTGTGTCTCCAGCTCTTGCCACCGATCCACGACGCGGGCCGTGAACTCGGGCGACATTTGAGCGACAATGACGAAGCTGTCGCGTTTGCATACGCGGTAGACTTGCGTGCTTCTTACCCGTCCGAGAGCGTCGCATTCCTGTTCATCCTCAATTTGAGGATGGACCACGGATCGCTCCGTGAGCGTCTCGATGGTCCGCTTCACGTTATCATGGCGCTTCTCGAGCAGATCCGCGATTTCGCGGCTCGACATCGTGAGGCTGCTAGGCGTCGCCGCAGACGGCATGCCCCCGTCGTTGGTCGTGATATGCTGAAGCATCAGTTTGGCTCCTCTAAAGCCGGATTGATAGGGCGCCGCGCTTCAACGCGGTGTTTGGGCAGTGACGGGGCGAGGTTTTCCGGCCGATAGCCCCGTCACTGTGGCGCCCGAAGAACGGGCCGCGCTTGACGCATGAACTGATTTGCCTAGCGCCTGGCATTTTGTTTTAGCACCCCTTCACACCGGCTCAACTAAAAAAGTTTCCAAATCCGATACTTCTCGCTTGACCTCATAGTTTCCATATTGGATACTCGCTCCACACCCAAGGAGCGACCGACATGCTCAGCAGCAGCCATCCCCACCCCCTTCTAAACGCCGACCTGAGCTTCAACCGCCGGGCCATCATGGCCGAGGCCGCGCGCTCCTGCCGTGGGCAGGTCAGTGGCCCGCTTCTGCCGGGCTTTGCCCCCACGACATACCGCGAAGCCTTCCCCGCGAACCTCCGCCTTGTGTGGGCCTTTGCTAAGGCCGCTCGCGCTGAGGCGCTGCTGACGCCCGAGGCCAGCGCCCGCCTCGCTGATCGCCGCGCCGCGCTGTTTGGCGCCGACATGATCGATGAAACCGCCCGCTCTTTTGCGGCGCGCGCCGCGATCCTTGCTCAATCGGAGGCACGCACATGATCGCCTGTAATTATCACTTCTCGAAAACAGCAACAGTCACCGCCGATGTCGTGCCGGGTAGCTTTTCCACACTCTCGCTCCGAGAGGAGCCGCTCGGGTTAAGCGATTTGAACCTGTTTTTTGAGCGCGACACGCCGCCCGCCCTCATCGAAGCCGCCGCCGCCGCGCTCAACGCCGCGCTCGCTGCACAGCCGAGCCTTGTTGCACGCGCCGCCTATCTGGCGAGCCAAGTTCAAGAGGCCGCCTGATGTTCGCTTTCGCCACCTTCTTCCTCTTCGCCTTTCCCGCGCTGATGTTTTCGGCATTCGCGCTCACGCATCTCTTCGACCAAAAAAATACGGGGGCGGGACAATGAGCAAGCACACGCACGACACTTCAATCGAGATTTGTGCGGGCGGCGGCAGCTCGGAGGTCATGGCCTGCATCACGTTCACCTATGACGCGGGCATCGCCGCGCACATGGGGGATATGAACTATCCGGGCCATCCGGCGGAACCCGACTCTGTCGAAGTTCAGTCGGTCTCGATCTATTACCCCGGCCCGAAGGCTGGCGCGACGATCACTCTCGACTGCCCAAAGTGGCTCGAAGAAATCATCACCGAAAACCTCGACACAGACGCGCTTTGTGCTGCCGCTGCTGAGGATTTGGAACACGATCGAGACATGGCAAGGGGGGAGGTATGATGGCCGCCGATACGCCGAAGAACGAGCCCGCGTTTCCCCGTAACTATGATGCGAATGGCCATAACGGAATGACCATCCGCGATTGGTTCGCCGGGCAGGCGCTCACCGGGCTTGCCGCGTCCATCAGAGGCCCCGGCTGCGCCGATTGGGATTATTACGGCAACGGCGCGTACCGCATCGCCGATGCCATGATCGCCGCTCGCGAGGAAGGTTGCCGCAAGGAAGATGACCCGCTGGAAGCACTAAAGATGCTTATGGCGGAAGTATCAGAGACCGCGAGACCAGACGGGCCGCTCGATCCGAAGTTCGCCTGCCCTTCGATGGAATCCGCCTATCAGTTTGCCCGCGATGCAGTCACGAAAGCGGAGGCACGCTGATGGCCGCCACCGCCCGCCGCCGGACGATTCCTGCCCCGCGCATCCTCTCTGGTCTCGAGCGCGCAATGCTCGCGAGCATGATCGACGACCTGCCGCATGGTTGCGACCTCGGCGACGAGCGCGCGATCATCCACGCGCTAGTTGGCAAATATGCCCCTCGCGACATCATGAGCCTTCTCGATCTTGTCACCGAACAGGCCCGGCGCTTGCGCCAGCATGAGATTAATGCCGATCCGATTGCCGCAGCCCTCTATGTCGCGGCACTGGCGCCGGCGATTGCACTGGTCGCGTTCTGGCCCGGCACCGCCCATGCGGCTTCGCTCGCCAATGCCGACCCGGCGCCCGCTCTGTGGCCTCTCTACTTCATCGGAACGCTCGCGGCATTGTCGATTGCTTGGCTGATCTTCGGGCCTGCTCCGCGCCCCGCGCCTGATGACGAGCCCGACGACGAGGATGAGCAGCCCGTCCGTTACCGGGATCTCGCGCAATGAAATCCCGGCACGACGCGCCCAACCCGGCCTTTGAAGCAGCGCTCGCTCGCTTTTACGAGGCCGGAGAGCGGCGCCGAAAATCCCGCCGCCTGCCCTACCCGCCCGACAAAGACGACGAGATCGACGCGCCTGAACAGAAATCCAAGCAAACCGGAGAACGCAAATGAATATCGCCACTTTCCCCGTGACATCGCTTGGCTCCGCCGCTGCTGCCGTGATCGCAAACGCAGAAGTCGAGAAACTGGCTCGGGAGCCAGTTGAGCCGGGGGTCTATTTCGGAATGCCGGAAGCGGACTATCACGGCGATGCCGCGCTCGGCTCCGGTGATGTGAAGCGCCTTGCCTATTCTCCAGCTGATTACTGGTTTGATTCCCCGCTGAACCCGCTCCGGGAAGCTGATGGCGATCCTACCACGGCGCAAATCTTCGGCCGCGCGGTCCACTCCAATGTTCTTGAGGGGCGGTCCGTATTTGATCGGCAATACGCGCCTTGCGATTACCCGGGGAATATCAAGGCCGGGAAGGTGGAACGCGAATTGATTGCCGTGCTCGGCAAGACGGCGCTGAAGCGTGCGGACTTTGATCGCATCCAACAAGCCTCTGCCATGATCCGTGCAAACCCCTATCTGTCCGATGCCTTCAGCGGCGGGCGGGCTGAAGTTTCGGTCTTTTGGGTCAAGGACGGTGTGCGGAAAAAGTGCCGGCTCGATTACGTGAAGGTCCGCGCGACTGTGGACTTGAAGTCGATCCGCAATTCTAGGTCCATTGAATTTTCGGAAGCCTGCCGCCGCGCCATTTCCGAATACCGTTATGACGTTCAAGTCGAGCATTACCGTGAAGGCCGAGAGGCCATGCGGAAGTTGATCGCCGCTGGGAATGTCAGCGGCGAAGTCGACCCAGCATGGCTTCAATCGGTTGCCGATGCTGACGCCTTCGCATGGGTTTTCGTGTTCTGGCAGGCTGAAGGGGCGCCCCTGACATGGGCTTGCTCAATCTCTCCCGGCAACGGAATTCACGACATCGCTCGAGCGACGATCACCCGCGCCGAAGCCAATTATCGCAGCCACATGGAGCAGTTTGGCCCCGACACGCCTTGGGTCGTCGCGAGCCCGGTGAATGAGCTGTTCGTTGAAGAAATGCCCGCTTGGTTCGGAAGGACTTGATCGTCATGGAAAATAAGAACGAAATCATCACGCAAGACGGCGAAGTCATTGAAATGACGGCCCCGGATCAAAGCTTGGCAATCGGCCTGACCCGCGCCGAGATTGACCAGCAAATCGCAACCGCACGGGCTTATCCCCGCTCGATCAAGCGCGCAACGGATGCAATCTTCACGCTCGCGACGCTGGACGAGATGACGGCGGAAGAATGCACCTATGCCCTGCCACGAGGCGGGAAGCCGATCACCGGGCCGTCCATCCGCCTTGCCGAGATCATCCAACAGTGTTGGGGCAATTGTCGAGTCGCGGCGCGCGTCGTCCATGTCGACCGGACCGAGAAGTTCGTTGAGGCGGAAGGCGTCTATCACGATTTGGAAACGAACAGTGCGACGATGGCACGGGTTCGCCGCCGTATCGTGGACTCCAAGGGACGCCTCTATTCGGACGATATGATTATTGTGACCGGGAATGCCGCCTGTTCGATTGCAAAGCGCAATGCGATCTTGGGCGGGGTTCCGAAGCCGGTCTGGCGACAGGCAGAAGACGCCGTTCGGAAGGTTGTCGCGGGTACAATCGAGACCCTGGTTGTAACTCGGGACAAGAGCCTCAAGGCCTTTGCTAATTACGGCGTGAAGCCGGAGCAAGTCTTTGCGGCTATTGCCGTGCAAGGGCTTGACGACATTGGTCTAGATAAAATCCCGGTCCTCCGAGGTATGTTTGCCGCGCTGAAAAACGGCGAAGCGACCGTCGAAGAGATGTTCTCGACCCGTCAGACTGCGGCGGCGGCACACCAAGTGGTCGCGAACCCGCTGTCCGACCAGGCCCCGAAGATCGTCACCGATGGCGACCCGAGCCCCGCCAGCGGCCCAAAGGCATCGACAGGGTTTGATGCTGCCTTCGTTGCGGCGGAGACCGCCACGCCTACCGCCAAGGCCGAACTGGAGCCCGCGCACGATCCGGAGACGGGAGAGATTGCGGAGGAAGTGAAGGCCGACACGATCGTCGATGACTTCGGCCCCGTGGCTGGCGATATCGTTGAGCCCGAAGCTGACGATGGCACTGCCGCCGAACACGAGGTCGCGACCACCGCGCGCGCCAAGGCCGCGAAAGGCGCGAACCGCCTCCGCCTTTGGGCGAAGAGTATCACGCCAGAGGAATACGCCGAGCACGTCAAGCCGATCCTGCCGGAGCTTTTGCTCGCTGCGAAGGCCGCGGATGACGCCGCTGCACCTTGGGATGACGAGGAGGCCCCTGCCCCGAATGTAGACCCTGCGCTCGCTGCGATGAAAGCGGGATGGGACGCGAACCAAGCGCAGACGAAGCGCAGCGCGATCCCGGCTGAATATCGGACCGCCGCGCGCAAGGCCGAGGCTGATGCTTGGGTCGAAGGCTGGGACAAGGCCAAAGACGCCATGTCCGACGCGACTGTGGAGGGCTGATTGATGAGCGAGCAAGTGACGCACACAGCCGGGCCGTGGGAAGTCGGGGAAATTGGGAATGGTCAACCTGGATACGTCTATTGCAACAACTCCATGGGATCTGCTGTCGCGATCGTCTTCGGAAAGCCTTTGCAATTTAGCGTCTTCACGCGCGCCGAAGAAGAAGCAAACGCCCGCCTGATCGCAGCCGCGCCCGATCTACTCGAAGCCCTGATCATGGTTCGCGACGCGGACGAAGACTGCCGCCGCGATGGCTTGCCGACCATCCCACCGATGGCCCGGAACAAGATCGATCAAGCCCTCGCGAAAGTGGAGGGCTTCTGATGCAGCCCCATTTCCGCACCGTCTACAGGGACACGATCGGCGACCAGTTCGTGGGTGAATACGAAGCCCTCACCCGAGCAGCCGGAGAGCAGCGCGCCGATTTTGCGGCAAAGGCCTTCCACTACAAGCCCCTCTACCGCCTTCGCATCACGCCATCGGCTCCGACCGCGCCCGCCGTTCCGAAGTGGGAGGATCAGCCCAAATGACGACCGACGTCGGGACCACTGTCCGAAAGCCCCTGACGCCAACGCAACGGCTTAAAATGTTCGAGGCTCATTCCGGCCTCTGCTGCATTTGCAAGACGCTGATCCGCGCTGGCGATCCATGGATAGACGAACACATTCGCCCGCTTGCACTTGGCGGCAGCAACGAAATGGCCAACCGCGGCCCCGCGCATCGTGTATGCGCCGAGGTCAAGACCGAATCCGACATGGAACGGATCGTCAAAGCCAAGGCGCAAAAGAAGGCCGCGCTGGGGATCAAGCGTGAGGACACGAAGAAGATCGAGTCCGCGCTGATGAAGAAAGCTGAGAAGGCCCGCAAGAACTTGAACCCGCTGGGCTGTCCACGCCCGATGTTTGTCGATCAATAGGGAGGCCACAATGACCGAGAATGAACCGACGCCAGAAACTGCGATTACGGAATCCGAAGAAACCTTCATCTGCGAGCATTGCGAAAAGACAGCGCCAATTAGCAATGCTCATTCACCAGCTTTGGACACAAGCTTCTGGTGCGGCGGGTGCAATGAAATGTGGAAGGTTTCGTTTGAGAAGTGCATCCATGATTGGGAGCCCTACAGCGCAGAGGGTGAGTCGGGGAAGTTCTGCAAGAAGTGCGGCGGCTTTGTAGTGAACGTACCGACGCTGGCGAGTCCCCCGACCAACTACGAAGCGAAGCGCGAATCCGTCGCGCAGGGTCGGTTCTGGATCATTGTTCGCGATCCGGGCTGTGTTCCAGATATGAAAGGCCCATGGCCCATCGCCGTGATGGCAAAGACGCTCCGCGAGTTCATGGACGCTCGGCCTACCTCGCTCCTGACAGTGCTGACAATTTCTGAGGACGGATGTCCTTCCGTCCAAGACGCCCCCGAATGCTTGATGATGTTGGACGGGCGATCAATGTCGAGATCATCGAAGCATATCCAGACATCAAAGCGTGCTCTCCCGCAGGTTGATAGTGACTTGCTTGACGTGGTCGTTCGGCTTGAGTGGTGGCTGTCTGTTCATCCCGACGGCGCCGTCATGCGCGATGTTTGCCGTGTGGCGATAAGCAACGCTACCGGCGCCCAACAGGAGGTCTCGCATGACTGACAACGAATCAAAGCGCGAGAGTTTGAGGCTTTCGAGCAAGGAGAGCGGCACACTGAAACTCATCATGAGGAGCCCAGACATTGGCGACGGATGGCGCCAGGTGAGTGGAATTCTTTGGAATCTCGTGACGACAGACGTGCCAGCGGAACTCGTTGAGTTCGATCATGACAACAAACGCGTCCGGTTGAATGGAGATGGCAATGTCCTTGCACGATACATCTGACTACGAAGCGACGCGCGAGGCCGTCGCGCGGAAGGCGTTGGCCGAAGTTCGCCGCGCCATCATGGAAGCACCGTTCGGCATCGTGACCGATACCCTCTGGATGCCAGACGATCACCCAAACGAAACGGTTGTGGACTTCATCGACGCCGCCCTCGGCATCACGCCTGAGACCGCTGGCGCACCGACGCTCGCTTGTGTGTCTCCCATTGTAAGCAACGCGGCTTGTGTATCACCAACCCCGGTTTCTTATACACAAGACGGTTCGACGCTGGCGAGCGTGATAGCCGAAAGGGATGCCGTCAGTCAGACCCTCGACAAAGCCATAGACCAATTAGACGAGCTTTATGCGGAGCGCGACAAATTGCGATCCGCGCTGCGTGCTGCGGTTCTCCCCTCCCCCCGCTCCTGCGGGGCGATGGAAGCGGCAGTAATCGAGAAAATCGCACGGGACTATTCGGTTTCCTTTGCCGCCTCACTCCGATCCGCCGCGCAGGCCAACCCGTGCGAGTGCGGGGATCTGCGGAAGGCGCTGGAATGGTACGCAAACCCGGAAATCTACAAGCCGCATCCTCATGGACCGGCGTTCGACCGTAGGGATTTGAGCTATCACGCAATTGCCGCCCTCTCCGCATCGCCGCTGCACTGTCAAATGTGCGAAGGACGCGGAGAAATCGGCGGATTCGATCATGCAGAGGCGGGGTATCGCAGCGAGCCTTGCCCAGAATGTGCTGCTTCGCCGCAGCCCGCTCAGGGCGCGCCGGAGGGTTCTAAGATGGGAAAGCCGGGTGCGGGTCAGCCCTACCCCAATAGGCCGTTTAACCCCCAGCAGCCCCCGTCCGCCGCGCCCAAGGGAGTTTACGATCCGAGCCACGATCAACAGGCCGTCTGTGAATGCGGGCATCCATATGAGCGGCATTTCGACTCTTACGAAGAGTGGGCTGCGGTTGGATGCAAATACTGCCAATGCAGCACATTCAAGTCCGCCGCGCCCAAGGGAGAGTGAGATGAAGTGCGATTGCATCAAAAATACCAATGAACTTCTCAAGCCCTACGGAGCAGTGGTGATGTCCAGCCTGTTCGGCCCGCCAGAAGCGTGCGTCGAGACTTACACCGAGAAGAAAATTAGAGGGAAGCGGACGCCGGTCCTGATGGCGAGTTTCTGCCCCTTCTGTGGTGTGAAGTATGAACGCTCCGCCCCGCCCGCAGCCAGCGAGGATCGCACATGAGCCGTGCAGCAGCAGACCTAAGAGCGCACTGGAACAATTTCTGCGATGCGGATCCGGTGCCCGACAACTTCATCGAGCGGATGGAGAAAGCGGGGTTCGCTCACTTGAGGGCAGTCACCGATGACGATATCGACGCATTTTCATCCGACCGAGGGATCGAAGCTGGCGGGACACTTTGGGCTCTGACGACCAAGGGACGCGCGGCGTTTAGGAAGCCGGAGCCCCGCACATGACTGGAAAGTCGGATCTCACGGCAGAGGCCCTACGCCAATTACTCCAATACGATCCTGAGACGGGAGTCTTTAAGTGGATTCTCCGTCGCGGGGTAAGTCGTTACGATAAATGTTGGAATACTAGATATGCAGGCTCTCAAGCTGGGTCTGATGATGGACGAGGTTACGTCACTATCAGAATTTATGGCCATAAATATCGGGCTCATAGGCTTGCTTGGTTGTTCTCAAATGGGAATTGGCCCGCCGATGAGATCGACCATATTAACGGCGCTAAGAGCGATAATCGTCTGTGCAATCTGAGAGAGGCATCACATTTGGAGAACTGCCAGAACTACAAAGTTGGCTCAAATAATTCGAGTGGACACCCTGGCTTCTATTTCCATAGCGGCAAGAGAAAATTCCATGCTCGAATACGGGTCAGGCGCGAGTGGAAGAACCTCGGCTATTTCCGCACAAAGGATGAAGCCGTAGCCGCGCGCGATGTAGCTAAAGCAAAATTTCACCCCTTCAACCCGACGCAACGGTTTTCCACATGAGCGCCCCCATGAAGAAGAAATGCGACTTCATTGCTGAGATCGATTCCGCCGAACTTGCGGCGCGCATCGTCGAAGCCTGCTTTGATCTGCGCCGTCCGCCCGGACTGACCGCAAAACAAGCTCTTGAGAAGCTCGATGTCAACGACCGCCAAGGTGCGCTTCGGGCTGCAAAAGCTGCGGCCGAATATCTTACTGAATGCATCAATGCAGGAGGTCGTCCGTCATGAGCGCCCCCATGAAGATCGAAACTGACGGACGGGTTCTCCGCTACGACGTATGGGGTGGGCATCACAGCGAAGATCATATTGCGCGCAGCCATTATGCCCTGGCAGACCAAACGGTTTGGCTTCGATCTGAGAACGATTTGATCGCTGGATATCTGGTGAATATTCGACTGCTCGGCCCCGGAGATGGTTGGGGCTCATCCGAGGAATTTGATCTGCGTGTTGAGGGTCGGAAAGGATTAGTTCAATGACTCGCGCCCCCATGAAGATCGAGAGCGAGTGGATCGAGGCAGGCTTAAAAGCCGCCGATGCACCGAGGTGCATAGTCACGCGAGGGTATGTCGATGGTGATGATGTGCGGAACATCCTCTCCGCAGTCGCTCCGCTGATACGGGCGGCCGCGCTGGATGAGGCGGCTAGGGTGGCGGAGGAAAACGCGCACGAGGGTTGTGAGGTTGCGGAGGCTATCGCCGCATCCATCCGCGCACTCGCTAGCAACGGGGAGAAGCCCAATGGCTGATCGCCCCATTCTCTTCTCCGCGCCGATGATCCAGGCGTTGCTCGCCGGCCGCAAAACGCAAACCCGGCGCGTCCTGAAGCTTCCGACGAAGACCCACTCTGGCGGCCCTATTTATGAGCGTCCCGACATGGGCGGATGGGAAGCAACAACCCACGGCGGCGGGGGGTGTTTCACGATCGGTAAGCACAGAGAGCGTGTCCCGGCGCCGGAGCAAGCTGCTATCTGGCATCGCACCACGGGCACTTGCATGGCCATGCCAATTCAGATCGGCGACCGCCTCTGGGTGCGCGAGGCCCATGCGTTCGTCGGCTCCGGTGATCCCGCCCTTTACGTTACGCGCGCCGACTATCCAGAATGCGTCTCGCCTCAATACGAGAACGTGCCCCCGGCAAGCGACATTCGATGGCGTCCCTCGATCCACATGCCGCGTGCGAACTCGCGCCTGACGCTGGCTGTGACCGACGTTCGCGTGCAGCGGTTACAGGAGATCAGCGAGGAAGACGCTTTGGCCGAGGGCATCGAGACCGACGTTTGGGATCAAGCTCTTGCCGTCCGCAATTATTCCAAGTCGGATGGGTGGTTCTGCATGTGGGGCGGGCCGGATTGTTACACCGATCCTAGCGTCTATGTGCCGGAGGATGAGATCGGGCGGGCCTCCTACCGCACGCTCTGGAACTCGATCAACGGCTCCGGCGCGTGGGAGGCGAACCAGTGGGTTGCGGCCTACACATTCACCGTTCACCGCGAGAACATCGACCGCATGACGGTCCAGCACATGGAGGCGGCGCATGGCTGATCTTGCAACACTCACGGCCCTGCGCGAGCGGGTGAGCCAAGGGGTCGCCCGCCGGATCGTGCGGTCACTCGTCAACCGCGGGCTTATCATAAAGCCTGAGATCTGCTCGAGGTGCGAAGTCCAGCCCCCACGAGGGATTGATGGCCGTTCGCTGATCCAAGGTCATCACTACAAAGGCTATGAGCACCCGACAGAGGTCCAGTGGCTATGCGTGAAATGCCATAGGCAGGTAACGCCGGTCGCGCCACGTGAAAAGACCGGCGGGTTTATTCATCGTGAGACCCTGCGCGGGAGCGGCAATCCGTTTGCAAAGCTGGACGAAAAAAAGGTGTCAGAGATTCTCGCGAGATTAGCCAATGGCGAGCAGGGAAAGGCTATAGCCTTCGACTTTGGCGTGACGCCTACCGAGATTTCCGGCATCCGGCGTTGCAGGATTTGGAAGCATGTTCAGCGCCCCCTCGTTCTCTCCGCCCTCATTGCCAAGGAGGCCGCCCGTGGTTGACCGCATCCAACGGAAACGTACGAAGGGTTGGAAAATGCCGGAGAATACGGTTGCCGTAACTCGGGGCACCCCGTTCGGCAACCCATTCACCGTGCAGAGCGCCGCCGAGGTGTTCGATTGTGGCCGCGAGTCTGCCCATAGGTTCGCCGTAGATTGGTTTCGCCAATGGCTAGCCTGTTCAGATGGCGAGCAATTCGAGAGCTGCGGCGCCTATGCGGGAACGCAGGTTCAGCGGGGCACCTTGTTGCGCCGAATGGGCGAGCTTCGCGGCAAGAACCTCGCCTGTTTTTGTGCGCCGGATATGGCCTGCCATGCGGACGTTCTGCTCGAACTTGCTAACGCCGCAGCCAAGGAGCCCGCCGCATGAGCCAGGACGTCCCCAAACTCATGACGCGGCACGAAGCCGCCGCCCAAGGGAGAGATGAAATGACCGAACCTCGCAGAAACGACATCACAATCATCATCGCTGGACCAGTCGCATCAGGCAAAAGCGCGATTGCAGGTGAGATCGAGATTGCTCTGCGCGCCATCGGCGTGGAAGTGCGCTTTGCTAACGGCGATGAAATGCGGAGCGAAAAGAACATGACGCATGCGGACTGGCAGACTGCGCTCGAACTCTACAATCCGCGCGTGAGCATCATGCAAATCACGCCTTGGACTGATGCTTCCGCCCCGTCCGCCGCGCCGCGCAAATGCGTGGATGGATGCCCACCATGTAACGACTGGCTCTGCAACGAGAAGTGCCGATACACCCCGTCCGCTGCGCCCAAGGGAGAGTGAGATGAGCGACGTAATCTTGCGCGTGGCGGCGGTTGCCTATAAGGCCGCTGGCCGACGCTACTTCACGAAGAAGGCCGCCTATAACGCGCTAGCGCGATCTGCGATCCGAGCACGTTGCGAGTGCGAAGAAGCCATCCCCGAGGATCGCTATCCCGGCCAACGCTGCCATTACCATTCAATGGACTCGGATCGGTTCGCGAAATTGCGGCGTCGGCTTTCTGCATTCATCGCGCGCAGGCATCCGCTCTCCGCCCCGCCCGAAGCCAGCGATGGCGGCTGATGACCATGCCCAACGCAAAAAGACCCCTGCCCCACCGAAGTGAGACAGGGGCCAGTCTAGGGAGAAACCCCGGTTAGAGCGACCGGGCGCGCCGATGCTCGGCCTTGTGATGCGTGGCACAAAGCCATTGCACATCCAAGGGCCGGGCATAGTCATGATGATGAGCGTGGACATTTGCCTCGGCCCCGCATTCTTCGCAGGGACGCCTCATCAGAATTCCATGTAAGACGGCCGTTGCGACCGCCTTGTGCGCGGCCCTCTGAACTGAAGAGACACCGCGATCTTTGTTGTTTTCTCGATGCTTTTTGAGCCGCGTACCTGCGCATACTCCACACACCATTTTCCCATAAACGGGGCGGGCTGTGGTTCGAATGCGCTTTCGTGGCGAACCGCACCTTGGACATGCGGAGATGGGTTTGCTAACGATCACGTCAGCCATGGCGCGCTCCTATCAAGCGTTGCTCTGGTTAGGGCCGCCTGCGATCTCGTAAATCGCTTGCGGCCCGCCTTTTATGGGCTTATAAATTGCCAGATGTCAATAAATGAGCCCATAAAAACAGCGCGAGGTCGCCCTCGTAAGGATAGCGAGATGGTCCGGTCCAGAATGGAGCGGCGTTTGCTAGACGCTATCGATGCGTGGATTTCTGAGCAGCCGGCCCCGAAGCCGTCACGCTCGCAGGCCGTGCGTCTCCTTCTGCTGTCCATTCTCAACACCCGCTGACACGCCCCAAGGGGCAGCGGAGGCCGGGCCGAAGCCGGGCCAATTCAAAATCATCGCGGCGACGGCTCGGCCATCTTCTTAATCAGCATGTCCCGGAGCGCGCTCACCTCATCGCGCATCCCCTTAAAGCCCTCGTCCATCCGGCCTTCTAGGCGTTGGACGGCGGTGTTCGAGACGAAGTTCGAAACTACGCTGACCTCGAAATCTTTGAGCTTCTCGGATAGCTGCTCAGCCCTTAATTCGCTGGCCGATTGTTTGATCGCAATGGGTAAAACCGCCTCTTCGATCTTCTCCT